AATTTGATTTTGTACCAAAGAATGCCAAAGAAGCAAGAGAAGTAGCGAATATATGTGATATGTTTTTATTCTATATGCTTCCATCTAAAGGTATAGGCGATGCTGAAACTAAATTTTTTAGTCAAAATGAACTTAAAGATGGTGAAGCAGCAACTAAAGATAATATGGGAAGTGAGATAAAAGGAGATTTTGGTAGACATTTCCTAAAGATGCCATCAATGTGGGAAATCAATTACTTTAGAAATGGTAATGAATTATCTCATGTACAAAAACCAAATAAATGTTTTATGGATACATGTAATATTACTTATGGTGGAGATTCTGGTAATCTTTTACATTCTGATGGTTCACCAGTAAAAACTACAATTGAAATGTCATTCACAGAAGTTGAACCATTGGTAAGAGGTCGTCAGTAATGTCTTATTTTAAAAACTTCCAAAGAATAGTATACGAATTTCCTGATGATGTTAAGAGAGTAATTACAGACTTATCAATAAGACCAAAATTTAGAGATAATATTCTAGAGAATGTAAACAATTTTGAATTTTATAATGTAAGAGATGGTGATACACCAGAGATCATTGCTTATGAACAATATGGTGATGTTGAATTACATTGGGCTATATTAATTGCAAATAATGTTATGAGTATCTATAATGATTGGGTAAAAGATCAGAACCAATTTCAAGAGTTTCTTTTTCAAAAATATAAAACACAAAGTGATAGTGATGGAGTTGCAGTGACTTTATCTAAGGTTGGAGTCACAGAGTACATACAATTTGTAGGTACTTCTTCAAATGACTTTTCAAGTTATGTCACAGGCACTAGTGTTAAAACAAGACCACATCATTTTGAAGATACAAATAAAGTAGTTTACTCTTATGATAGTATTGTAAATAATGNTTCACTTAAAGATGCATTNGGAAATGGAATATCATATCCAACAGTATCTCCAGTATCAATTGAAACTGTAGAAGATAGATTAAATGAAGAGAAAAGACAAATCATTATTCCATCAAGAGCAGTAATCGATAAATTGCGTAAAGAAATCAAAGAGTATATAAATGGCTAACACAGGTAATTTCCCTGGAAAATGGGAACTAAAGAAATGCGAAGTAGCAAGAAGTGGATCTGGTCTAGAGATCACATCGCTCGTTTCTGAATTCAATGTATATGCATCTATTATAGATCCAACAATTGTTGGTGAATTACTTATTATAGATGGACAAAATTTACTTTCAGGAATGCCAGTTCAAGGCGGTGATATTATAAAACTAACTGTTGAAATAACTGGTGAAATAAGAGAATACAAATTACAGATTGCGCAAGTAAAAAATATAAGTGATCTTGAAACTCAAAGAATGTATGTATTTCAATGTGTTTCTATATTCTTCTTTGAAAGCTTTCATCAAAAGTTCTCTCAATCATTTAAAGGACCACTATCTGAAACAGCTTTAACTATATTTAAAAAATACACTGATGAAAAGTATGGAATATGGGAAGGTTCTAAGGGATCTGAAACAGTTATTATTCCTAATTGGAATCCTATTAAAGCATTAACTTGGTTGGCTGCAAGATCTGAATCATTAGAACAAGCTGTAAGATTTAGATTCTTTCAAGATACTAAGGGTAAATTTAATTTTATGCCAATCGAAAAGGCACTTACTAATTATAAAGATAATCCACCATTTGAATTTGTATATCGTGGAAATAAATCTGGTATTGGTTCAGCAACACAAACAGATGAAGATTTTCATGCTATCAAAAATTTAAACTTCAATCCATCATCTTATGATTTAGGAAAAGCTTTGAGAGAAGGTTATTTAAAAGCAAGATCTTATGGCATTAATATTACTAATAAGACACAAACAATAATTGACTATGATTACTTTGCAGAATTTGATTCAAAAGATTATCTGAATGATTTTCCAAGTTATTATAAAAAAGATTTTAATGTTGGTAAAATTAAGATGGATTTAATTACATCTTCTGGTAAGCAAAAAAGTATTTCAGATTTAAGAAGAACTACTGTGACCGATTATAATCAGATGGTACAAATTACAATATTTGGTAATTCAGAAATTGATATTGGTCAAGTTGTAGATCTTGATATTCCAAATCCAGATCCAGCCAACAAGTCAGATCAGGATAAATTATGGTCTGGTAAATATTATGTAATAGGAAAAAGAGATCTATATACTGGTGATAATTGTAATATGGTTCTTGATTGTGCAAAAGAAAGTATGGGTATGCAGTTATGATGTTAGATGGAAGAATGTATTGGTTTTCTGGTGTTGTTGAGGATAGAAATGATCCAGAAAGAATGGGTAGAGTTAAAGTAAGAATTCACGGTGTTCATACTGATAATAAAGATTTAATACCTACAGAAGATTTACCTTGGTCACAAGTAATGATGCCTATAACATCTGCATCACTCGCGGGTGTAGGTACGTCTGCGACTGGAATTGTACCAGGTTCATGGGTAGTAGGTTATTTTATTGATGGAGCTGATATGCAAGAGAGTATTATTATGGGTACTCTACCATCAAAACCATATATAAAAAATCCTGAGATTGGATTCTTTGATCCTAAAGGACAACATCCAACAAGATCAGATGGTGTAGATACACCTGACTCAGCTTTAACAAGTAAGTTTAGTGAGCATCCATCATATGTCGAGAAGGTAGATAAAAGACAAACAAAAGTAGAGACTGCTACTCCACCATGGCTTCGAACCGTAACTATAGATGAAGAAGATGATCCTAAGTTTACAAGACCTACATGGGATATGCCAGAAATACAAAGAGGTTTTGAACCATCTTATCCATTTAATAAAGTCACTGAAACCGAAAGAGGTCATGTATTTGAAGTAGATGATACTCAAGGTAATGAAAGAATTTCAATGTATCATAGAGGTGGTACTAACTTTGAAATTCAGGATAATAGTGATATGACTTCAACTATTATTGGTGATAATTACACAGTAGTGTTTGGTAATGATAAGATATATGTAAAAGGTAATGTAGATATTACAATAGATGGAGATGTAAGAGAACTCATTAAAGGTAATTACCATTTAGAAGTTGAGAAAGATTATACTGTAAATGTAAAAGGATCACGTGAAACAGCAATTGGTGGTAATGAATTATTAGAAGTTGGTCGAGCTTATTCATCAAATATAAATCTCGATTATACAACAAGAATTGGTGGTCATGAAATAAGAGTTGTAGATAAATCAAGAAATACAACTATTGGTGATTCAGAAGATTTAACAGTCACAACTAATATGAATGAGATTGTTTCTGGTAAGAGAGATATGTTTACAAAGGATGAACATACACAAGTGATTACAGACAAATTAAATATATCAGCACTAGGTGATATTACTGTAGGTACTAAAGCGAATCATGTAGAAACTATTAAGGGTACTAGAACAGAAGTTATTGATGGTGCTGTAGGTGAAACCTATAAAGATGGACAAACAACAAATGTCACTGGCACAATAGATATAGATGCTACTGAAGATGTTGATATGGATACTGGAGGCAATATACTGTTAAACTAATGAATGAACTTTTAAACTCAGAAATACTAAACATTTGGAATTTGCTCGGACCATGGGCTGCTATCATAGGTTCTATAATAGTTGGTATGTGGATAAAGGATTGGTCTACAGGATTTGCAAAAGGTGCTAGATTCAGAATGAGTAAATCATTTAATGAAGGTGATAAGGTATTATTAGAAGGAAAGCCTGCACTTATTATAAAGATTGGATTTACTGAAACAGTATTTGGAATCTATAATGAAGATGGTTATACATGGAGATATGTGCAGAATGAAAGAATACCATTTCTTAAATTAGAAAAAATTGTAGATAAAGATCTACATCAAGATACAGATGCAGAAAAAGCACAGAAGATAATTGACACAATACAAAATGTAGAGATCGCTAAGAATGCGAAAGAGATTGAGGCTATGAAGAATGGCAAAAAAAAATAAATTCCTCTCAAAATTAACAATGGCTTATATTAATATGCCTGAACCACATGCGGTTTCTAAAGAAGCTGTTGAATATGTTGTATCAGAAATAGAAACAAGAAATAAGTTTTGGGATGCTTCAGTCGCTGCACATGATGAAGATCCTTCATTTGCTGTAAGAGAATATTGTAAAGAGAATGGTTTGGATTTTCCTAAAGAAGTTTATACCCTAGAAGATGAAGCAGTAGAAACTATTAAGTTCTTTAAAAGAAAGTTTGCACAAGATAGACCTTATGAAGCAGCAAGAAAATTAGGTATGCCAGAACTAGATAGATTACCTAGCAAAACAAATAAAACAAGATCATATCCAAGTGGTCATTCAACACAGGGTTATCTGGCTGGATTATATGTAGCTCAAGAAAATCCTGAACATGCTGATAAAATAATGGCTGCAAGTTTAGAATGTGGAATTGGTAGAATAAAAGCTGGATTCCATTATTTAAATGATCATCATGGTGGTATTCATTTAGCTCAAGAAATATTTAGATTGATACAGAAATGAAAAGTTTTGCACAAATATTACAAGAAGAAGCTGGTAAAGGTTTAACTGTATTTGATATTGATGATACATTATTTAGAACTTCTGCTAAAGTAAAAGTTAAAAATAAAAAAACAGGAGATGTAAAAGAACTTCCACCACATAAGTTTAATAAGTATAAGTTGAAGAAAGATGAAGAGTGGGATTTTGGTGAGTTTAAATCTGCAAAGATATTTCAGCAGACAGCTATGCCAATTGGTAGAATGGTAAAGAAAGCAAAAGCTATAATTAGAAATGCTACAAGAAGAGGTTCTAAAGTAATTATAATTACAGCTCGATCTGATATGGATGATAGAGACTTATTTTTAGATACTTTCCGCGCGCACGGAATTGATATTGATAAGGTACATGTTGAGAGAGCTGGAAATCTTGGTGGTAGTGCAGCTGCAGCTAAGAAAAAAATATTTCAAAAGTATCTGAGTTCAGGTGACTTTGAGAGAGTGCGATTTTTTGATGATGATAAAACTAACTTGAAGAGCTTTTTGTCTCTTAAGAAAGAATATTCTGAAGTTGACTTTTCTGCCTTTCAAGTACAAAATAACGGCACAGTTAGGAGTGTTAAATAATGTACGAATATAGATGTAAAATATTAAGAGTAATTGATGGCGATACTGCGGATGTAGATATTGATTTAGGTTTTGGAGTGTGGATGCACAAAGAAAGAGTAAGATTCCATGGAATTGATACACCTGAATCTAGAACAAGAGACTTAGTAGAAAAGAAATATGGTCTTGCTGCGAAAGCTTTTGTTCAAAAGTATTTACCTAAAGGATCAGCACAAACTCTTGTGACTCAAAAAGATGGTACTGGTAAATTCGGTAGAATCTTAGGTAAATTTAAACTAGATGATGGGACTATGCTTGGAGAACTTATGATTCAAGAAGGTCATGCTGTAGAGTATCATGGACAATCAAAAGAAGAGATTGCTGAGGCTCATATAAAAAATAGGGAGATAGTAAAGATATGACATTTCTAATTATGATAGGTGTGACTATTATCATGTTATGGGTTATTAGTTCAGCAGCAGGTCTATAATGCCAGGCGTAACTCGATTAGGTGATAAACATTCTGGACATGCAAGTCCAACACCAAATCCATTTCATCAAACCGCCTATGTTGGTGGTTCAGGTAATGTATTTGCTAATGCGAAAAATGTAATGAGAGCAAATCAAGATTCTACATCATGTGGAGATCCGGCTGTGGCTGGTTCTAGTAAGGTATTTGTAAATACAAAACCAGTGCATAGAATTGGAGATGCAACTGGTGGTCATGGTAGTTGGGTACCAAACTCATCTGCTGAAGGTTCTGGAAACGTAATAGCAGGAGGATAATATGGTTTTAAAATGTGGTACTAATGAAGCTTTAAAAGGTCTTACAGATAAGACTAAAGAAGTGGCTGATACGTTAAAGAATGCCGTGAACCTTGATGAGTTAGAAGCTTTCAAAGCAAAAGCTGAAGGTATAGCTGAAGATGTTAAAGGTAAATTAGTTTCTCAAATACCAAAACCTAAAAACTTACAAACTGAACTAGCAGCTTTAGGTAAATTAGGAGATGCAGTAAGTGTAGGACTTGCTGTAGCTGCTATTGAAAAAGATTTTGGTAAAGGATTAGCTGCTGGTGTTTTAACTGGTGCATTAAAAAATATTGTTCCACCACTTTTACAAGGAGCGGCTGGAGTTATACAAGGTGCTGAAGATGCNTTATCAGGTGCGTTAGCNGGTGCTGGAAAATCATTTGATGTNTGCAAAAATGTTCCTAATCTTGAAATAGATGATTCAGGTGAACCTGTAGAAAAAGCAAAAGTAGAAGCTAAAGCAGACGGCCCTGCTGAAACACCACCTAAAGTTGAACCAACAATAGTAGACTCTACAACAGAAGAATCTGTTGGTACAAGTAAATATACTAACAATGAATATGCTTCTGCTAATGCAGATCTAATTCTTGCACAAATAGATTTAAAAAAGAAATTCAAGAATGACACAAAGAAAAGTAATCTTGGTTATAAGAAGACTTTGAATAAATTCAAGGGTTATTTAAAAAAGAATAAAAAGAAATTAGCTAAAGTGACTAAAATTAGAGAAGCTGGTAAAAAGCATGCAACAAATGCTGATTTGTTTATTGCAGGTGAATGGCCAGAAGAAGTATGTCCATTTAGTCTATATAAAGAAGGTTATAAATTACAAGCAAATATGCTTTATGCAACCGCTTTACATGGTGAAATTGGTGATAATAATACCGCAATAGAAGGTGGACTAACTTATAAAGAGTATCACGGTTTTCATCCATTATTTGCATTCGATGACTGGACTGATAAGACAAAATACCCAAATCATTTTGTATATAAATGGTATCAAAATATTTATGATGAAAAGAAAAGAGATGAAAAAGGATATGGATTTGAATTAGCTGATAAGGCTATTGGTGATTTTTATTCAGAGCAATTTGATGAATTCTTAGCATTTTATGACAGAGATGATATAAAAGGCTATATAGAAATAGTCACAGATTACAAGTATGCAGGTCGAACAAAAGAATAAATATATTGAGGTAAATTATTATGTTTAATATGATAAAGAAATGGTTCACAGCAGAACCGGTTTTAGTATTGAAAGTTCAACCATTAAGTGAGTTGAAAAAGATGTCTAAAAAAGAGCTAGAAGATTATGGTCGTACATTTGGTTATGAAGTCGATAGGCGTTTAACTAAAGATAAAATCATAAAAGAAGTTAAAAAACTTAAATAAGGAGTAATATTATGTTGACACTTTTGTCTACACTAATGGGATTCGGAACTTCATTTGTTCCTAAGATCTTGGATTTCATGCAGGATCGTAAGGATAAATCACACGAACTTTCTGTGATGGCTATGCAATTAGAAAGAGAAGAGAAACTCGCAAGTTATAAAGCTGATGCAATGATGCAAGCAGCTGAAGTACAAAGAGATTCTCAATTGCTAGTTCATGATACTGAAGTTGGTAAAGGTGCTTCACAATGGATTACGAATTTAAGATCTTCAGTAAGACCAGTAATTACATATTTGTTTTTTGCAATTTTCTTCTTCGTTGAAGGAGTTGCAGCTTATGTAGTATTGACTCAAGGTGGAGATATCCAAACTATTACAAATGCATTATGGTCAGAAGAGACACGTTCTATTTTTGCCGCTATCGTAGCATTTTGGTTTGGTTCCAGAGCAATTAAAAAATAAGGAGTAAATTATGAAAGATGCGAAAGCAGCAGAACTAAACATTCGCGATATTGCCGATTGTATAAAGATTATAGATATATGCGCAAAACGAGGAGCATTCGATGGCATGGAAATGGAATCTGTGGGCAAAGTCAGAAACAGACTTGAAGTCTTCACCGAAGCATACACACAAGCAAACCCAGAAAAAACAGATGAGCAACCCGACGAAGGTAAGTAATAACTGTATTAAGATGATCAAACACCATGAAGGTGTTAGGCAACAACCATATCAAGATCCAATTGGATTATGGACTGTTGGTGTAGGTCATTTGATTGGTGATGGTAAAAAACTTCCAAAGAAATGGAACAAGACATTTTCAATGGAAGAAGTAGATAACATTTTGAAAGAAGATCTTAATAGATTTGAAAAAGGTGTTAATACATTAATCCCTATTACTAAGCTTACACAAAATCAATTTGATGCTTTAGTATCATTCTCTTTTAATGTTGGTCTTGGTAATCTACAAGCATCTACTCTTAGAGCGAAACTAAATAGAGGTGAATATGAAGGTGCAGCTAATGAATTTCCTAAATGGAGAAAAGCTGGTGGTAGAGTATTAGCTGGATTAGTTAGAAGAAGAGCTGATGAAAAGAATTTATTTATGGCTGATGTAATTCACTCTATTGGTTATTAAACAGAGAAACTTTCACCACATCCACAAGACATAGAAGCATTAGGATTTTTAATTACAAGACTTGATCCTGCAAATTGTTCAACGTAATCTACTTCAGAACCAAAGATATGTAATTCAGCTATCTTATCTACAACTAATACATCTTCAATTAATACACCATCATCTTCAGTATTAGTAAAATCCCAGATATATTCAAAACCAGCACAGCCACCACCTTTAATAGAAAGAAATGCATACTGTTTTTCTTGTGTAGTTAATTTTTCTTTAATATATTTTTTAGCTGATGGAGATATACTAAGCAAAGGTTTTTCCTGAGAATTGAGCGGTACCACCAGTATTTTGTATTTCAAAAGTATTAAATGAAGATACGGTTGTACTACCAAGTGTGAAGTTAGCTGTTGTTAAATTTGTAAATGTAGACTTACCTGTAGAAGTAAGTGTAGAACCAGAGTTCATTGTTAAATTAGGTATAGTCACATTTGAGTTAAATGTAATTGTTCCAGAAGACTTAACATTAAGTGTTCCTTCAACATCTACACTTCCTCTTAGATATGTTTTTCCAATTTGATTTGTTGTACCGTAGTTTGTCCATATATCATCAGAATCAGTACCATAATATATTGCTGTACCATTAAAACTATCTGAATCTGAACCAAGATAAATTCCACCTTGTTTTATATCAATAGTAGCGCCAGTAAATACTGCACTTCCAACAACACCAATATTACCATTGAATATGGTATCACCNGTGACTTCTAAGCCAGGCAATGTTATATTAGAAGGATTTTCAAAACCTGTTAGATTACCATTTTCATCAAATGATAAGGAGCTTATTATATCCGCGTGNTTTCTTGTTTTACTCTTAGCCATATATTATTTATCCATTCGGGTCAATAAACTTTACTGTTTGAACTGTAGAACCTCCTACATTTTGTACAGTAAGANTCATATTTAGTTGGTATAGAAACGTTTGTAGAACCTATGTTAAATCCATCACTATCAACAGTCATTATATTATGACCACTGCCTGAATGGTTTGCTGTTAATGTACCATCAGAATCTCGTATATCAGATACAGTTAATTGAGGTTTATTTACTATTGTTCCACTAGAGTTATGTATTGGATTAAACTTAAATGTACCAGTTCCAGTTAATGTAGTATTTTTCATATTTACAAACGATTTACCTAACTGATTTGATCCGAAAAAAGTATCTAATCTTTGTGAACCACCATTTGCACCCATACCAGAACTTCTTGAACCTGTATTACCTGAACTATTATATTCATAAATAAAACCATTATCTGCGTCAGAGTCAGAACCTAAATATCCCCATATAACATCAGACGCTTTAAATAAAGTTCGACCTTGTAAGTCTAATGTACCGAAACTTGTGAATACAGTATTCTCTGAATCGTATTGATTTCCTGCAGTTCTTGGATATCCAAATTGCAGAGGTGTATTTTCACCTGATACCCTAGCAATATTGATTCTCTGAGTACCGTGTTTTCTACCAAATATAATTCCACTACGTTTAACAAATCTACTAATACCTCTACTCACTAATCCCTGATTGTTTTGACTTCCACCTACTAATATAGAATCTGAATCTAATGGAAATTTTCTATGACGGTTTGTAAAGTCATCTAACTTATCGCCATTTATATCTTCACCAAGAAAGAAGTTTCCTTTAAAAGTTGTAAGTGAATTATCTGAATCACTACCAATGATTGCNTCTTGAAATGGTCTTGCATCTGGNAAATTAGTGGATGAGAATCTATTAAAGTTATCTGAGTCTGGTCTATTATTAAGTGGGAATAATAAATTTCTTGATGTTCTTGTAAAATGAGTACGTATACTATCTGCACCTACTTCAAGTCTACCGAATTTTATTGATGTATCATTACTATTACCAAATGAAATTGCATCAGAATCTTCTGATAAGATAAACTTACCACCTGGACTATTAGGATTTACTAAAGTATTTGCTATAAGTCTTGTTTTTGATATTTTTTGTGACATAACATTTTAAAAATTAAAAATTCTAGGAATATCTTTTGTATTATCGTTTATATCACTAGGTCCTTCAATTGCATTTCTTATTGCTCCTGAAGATGCACCACCACCTCTTACAAGACCATTGCCTGAAATTTTTAATTGCACATTTCCTGCATTATTTACTATACCACCACCTGAACCAAAACCACCATTACCTATAATATTTCCATTACATATAACTTTTATATATGTTGCTTTAGTAAAATGTGGTAATGTTAATGCTGATATTCCAGGTAATGCTGTGAGGCTTACACCGTCTGGTACGTCAATAATTACTGATGTTGCTGAAGTTCTTTCAACTTCGTTAGGTTCTATTATGTGACCTACTTGATCTGTTGTGATTTTTTTATAGTATTGAGTGAGTACATGCATCTTAGCCTGCCGATGCTTCAGTGAAGAACCATTTACTACCGTCAAATGTTCCTGAAGCCATCTTAGCAGAGTTGCTTAATGTTGTTCCTTTAGCTCCGGTTCCCCAATCAATTGTTAATGTACCATTTGAGACTATGGATAATTGTGAACCTGCAATCCAACCAGAAGTAGGAACTGTGACTGTACCGACACCAGTGTGAATTACTGTTGTGACAAAACTTCCAGCAGTGACATTATCATTCGCTGTTAAATTTTGTACACTTCCTAGAGATCCTGTCATTGCAATGCTATTAGCAGCTATATTACCTGAGCTTACATTTCCACTTACTGAAAGTGTGGTTGATGTAATACCTTGAGTTATGATATTTGTTATATTAGCATTCGCATCTTGTTGTATAAGATTTGGTAATTCTGCGAATCTTCTAGTTTTTGATTTTGCCATAATTTCTCCTACTATATTTATTATCCAGACGATCGCTTAAACCAAACTTGTACATTCATTTGGATTGGATCTATTGGGTTAGCACTAGCATCCCATGTACGTACACGGATAGCTCTATTGTTTGGATTTGCAATGAGTGGTTTACCACCAAAGACATCGATTGTTGCTCCTGTTTCTGAATCAGCTCCAGGACCAGGTGCTACTGCATTTGCGCCTTGAGCATCAATTGATGAGAATATCGGTTGACCTTGTGGTGCACATGTTGATACTGCCATTGACATATAGAATCCATTAGTATCTGTAATTGGTACTACTTCAGAATCTAATAAGAAGAAGTAAATACCTTCAGCATGTCTTGAATATTTTAACTGATCTGAATCAAATCCGTATGTTGCTCTATCAATAATCTTATTAGGATTAGGACCATTATCTGAATCAAATGAAACTCTCATCCAAGCTGCTGTGACTGGTGTCTCTTTAATAGCATCTGCAAATTGATGTGTCCATTGACCACCAGAATAAACTAATGATTCACCAATACTTGGTTGTTGACCATCNACTGCTTCATCAACATTTGATAATTGACCAAGAGAACTTACTCCAGTTGTTGGACCACTGAATGAGTATACAGCTACAAAGTCATTAACACTGAGTTTAGTTGGGAATAATATATCATTACCATTTACTTGATATTCAAGAACTGGTGATTGTGATAGTAGTAAACCATTAAGGAATACTAATACGTTTTGTGGGTCATTTGATGCTCCTAATACTGGAGAACAATCTACTAATCCAGTAGTAAATCCTGGATGATTAGTATTATTCACAGTAAATGTATGTTCTAAAGTATTAAATGATTCTGATGGTAATCTATTACCACCTAATTGGTTTGATACGTTTCTTATCCATACAGCAGATAATTCATCTGAATCTTTCACATAGTTATCTGAATCAAATGCAATCATTCTTGATGCTTTGTAAGTGTTTACCTGATCAGAATCTGAATCAAAATAATAGAAGTCTCCTTGTTTCTGTGATATGTTTATACCATTCAAGAAGATTAAAGGATTACCACCGACTCTAGCAACAATCATATCAGAATCACTGTAGATATCTGAATCAATCATTCTAAATGTTTGGTGATTTCCATTTGCACTTTGTGCGGTTGTACGAGATTTTCTAAATACAACAAAATCTGAATCTGCAAATTTAAAGTTCTTATAGAAGTGAGCTACTGATTCATCAATAGGTGATATAATAGAAACTTCATCATTTGCTTTTAAACTTCCATAGAATTGAATTGCATCAGATGGACCAGAAACTACTTGGTCAACATCTTTAGTTGTGACATTTGCAAGAATTCTATAATCAATAAATGCATACTTATCAGAATCAGAATCTCTTGTAGTTGTACCTGAACCTGTAGGAGATCTACCATCTCCAAATGCATCTGAATCTACTGGCTGTAAATGACCATTAACAAATACTACAGCATTTGCATTTGAAATTACTTTTGAGAAACCAATCTTTGTATCTGAATCTGTAATTGATTGTGGTGAAACTGCAGCTGACTGAAAGTCAATAGTAAAGTTTCCTGTTTTATCTGGATCTTGTGGTTCATACTTATTACCAGTCCATCTTAAATATTGACCAACAGTTGGACCTTTATCATTATTCATATCACTCATTAAACGAGTAGACATTTCAGCTTGTAGTTCTGCTAATTTAGGATTATAGTTTGAATTTGTTGGGTCTAGATTATTTCTACTTTTTGCTATTACAGCATCAACAACAGCATCCATAAGATCACTATCAAAGTGTTGACCTGATCTGAATTCAACGGTACCAGCGGTATTAAATGCTTCTTTTCTATCAGCATCTTTTTGTACTTTATTAAATACGAGTTTGTCTTTAATTGCTGTTGAATGTCTTGTTTCAATTGTAGGATTTGCTTGATCTGGATTTACAATGAATACATCACTATCTTTACCTGAGTTATAGTTTGCATTATCTCTCTTTACTGATAACGTAGTAAATGTTTCAATTGTATTATCACTATCAATACGTGATTTAGTTCCGTCAACTACGAAACCAGCACCTAATTTTGATAAATCTCTTGTCTTAGTACCCATAGTTTATTTAATCCTAATTTACCATTGTGTGATACTCAATAGTGATCACATCGGCTATCGCGGTGTTTACCGCAAAGTTAATAACAATATTCGAACCTGAAACTGCTGATGAACTTATATCAACCGTATGGTTAACTAAAGCAGTACCTAATCTATTATAAGATTTAGAATTTAATTGTCTTACACCATTGTGAAATACTTTAATGTTTTCTGCTAATGGTGTTGTGACTTTATTTGGTACTACAAATGTAAATGATGAGTATGAACCTTCAGAATCATTTACAATATGTTCTTGTGTTATCATTCTAAATGAATTAGCAATATGTTTAGAGAATATTTGGTCTATATCACTATCATCTCTTATTACTTGAACAACTCCTCTTGCAGTTCTTCTCTGTAAGTCAGAGTCTGAATCAAATGTTTGAATATAATTCTTTTTAAGTGTTGCTTTTAAATTTGTACCAGAAACAAGATCATCTGAGTCTAATCTTTGAACTCTATCTAAAATTAAATTATCAAATCTTACACGTAGGTCTGAATCTCTAGCCATAGAATCTGAATCAGAAGCAACTGCACTTTCAGATATTCTATTTAGTAAATGTGTGAATGTTCTTGATACAAGTTCTGAATCTGAATCCATCTTTAAGATTTCTTTTCTTGCTACACTTTGTATAAGATTGTTCTCAGAATCTTGATTTATTAATTGGTTTATAACTATATCTGAAAGTCTATCTTTAAGACTCGTGTCAGAGTCAATAGTTTTCATTACAATATCATTTACAATAACTGATTTATCTGAATCAGTAAATGATCCAATAATTGCTCTTCTTACTTTCTCTAATTCTGAATCATTACCATTCTTATAACCATTATCTGAATCACCAGATCCAAATACATATTCTCTTAATGGTCTCCATATTTTATGTCTGTGTAGTTTCTTATCACTGTCAGAAATATTAACACCATTTCCACCAAGATATCTTACAGAAGTTCTTTCTACAAACTTTTTATTAATATCAAAGAATTTTCTTGCAAATGATGGGTGATACATGTAGTAGTTTGTATGTGTTCTCTTACCACCGTTAGTTGCTCTACTTCTGTAATCAGAATCTTTTAATTCCATCATGCTGTCTGAATCTACAGCACCAAGTCTGAGTCCCATGAAACCCCAGAAGTTTGCATTTCTGGCAATTAGATCTGCAATATAATCTGAATCTTTTCTTACTTGAACAAGAACACCCGGTTGGGTTTTCTTATCATAACCTAATGAATATCCTTCAGAGTCTGAATCAGTTAATACTCCACGACCTTGTTGAGCATCAATTGTTCCTGAACCTGAGACACCTGCTAGATATTGAAACTCTGAATCACGTTTTAGGTGACTAAAATCAAGGTAATCATAGAATAAGTTAAAATTACCAGTGTGTAATGGTTGTGATCTTCTTGTGACTGTTTGATATGTAGCACCTAATCTTGTTCCAAGTAAGTTAGCACCATAAGTTCTCGTATGACCAGCATTAGTAAAGTCTGAATCAAGTATAATACCTTCAACAACTATAGATGCGAGTTTTCTTCTAAGGTAATAAAGTCTATTTCTGTTTGTATCTGAATCAATTAAATTATTTGTATCTGAGTCATGCTTAAGAGCACCATAAGAGAGATCTCTGTTAAATGGTAATAATAGTCTTTCAGTATTGCTTGCTGAGTTTCGTAAACCTATAGAATTTTCTTCAAAGAAATCAAGAAATACTTCTAACATGTCTGTTGCAGCTGGTAAGTCTGAATCGTAATGTAATGGTAATTGTCTTGCAATAGCTTTATAGCCATCACTATCATTCTTGACAATATTCAATTCAGCTTGTAATCTTCTTAGTTCTACTTGATCAAATTTTATGAAGTTTATAAAATATGCTTTTAGTAATGTTTTGAAACTTATAAATTTTGATGCTGAATCAGAGTCAGCCGCCATCAATACATGCGGAGCTCCTTTATAAGTGTTTCCTGCACCATCATCAAATGAAACAGGTATCTCATCTATGAAAGATCTAAGTTTTGACCATTCAGCTGAGTTAGGACCAGTGCCACTATCAATAGCTGAAGTCTTACTCCAACCAGAAGGCTTGCCATAATATTCTACTAGGTGATCGCTATCTATGTTTTGGTATATTGTATTGATGACATCTGAGTCCATGGTTCGAGCGATTGAACGAACATAGTGTCTGAGATCATCAGAAACTCGTTTTGAATCGTGGGCCGTAACTCCACGTGAGTCATATATTTTTGAGATTTTTGCCCAATCGGAACGTAATCCCGTTACGTCGGTCTGAAAGGGTCTTATCTCGGAATCATTCAATGCCATTGGTCACCAATTATAAAGTATACTTGATTTATTTATTCTTTTGGAATAAATAATTCATGGCAATACAACAGACATTTCAAAGAAAAAGCAAATATAAAGATTTCGATCTAAACTTCACAAAACACCCTCTTACAAATGATTTAGCTGTAAAAAAAGGTGTATCATCTATTAATCAATCTGTGAAGAGTTTAATTCAGACCGCTTTCTATGAGAGACCATTTCAACCGACTCTTGGTTCACAAGCTAGAAGCCTTTTGTTTGAAAATGCTGATGCGATAGTTATACAGAACATGAGAACATTGATCAAAGAGACAATTACAAATCATGAACCAAGAGTAGCAGTGCGAAGTATTGCTATTCAAGATATGACAGATTCAAATGCTTATGCTATTGAATTAAGATATGAGATGCTTGATATTAAAACAGATGAGACACTCAATATAGTTCTCGAGAGACTGAGGTAAAAATGTCCGACAATAGACCAATTATAGCCAATCCTGATTTCAATGATATAAAACAGGATATCATTACACATTTCAAAGCAGATTCTAATTTTGCTGACTATGATTTCAAAGGTTCAGCTATGAATACTATCATAGATATTCTAGCTTATAACACACACTATAATAATCTTGCTGCAAACTATCTTGTAAATGAATCATTCTTAGATACAGCACTCATGAGAAATAATATCATTTCAATTTCTAAGATGTTGAACTATACACCAAGATCTAAAGCTGCAGCTAAAGCAAGTTTAACATTAAGAATTCCAAAAGTAAATGGTAATAACGTTTACACAATTCCAGCTGGAAGTTTATTTACCGCTTCTGATGGTTCAACAACATATAACTTCTACACATTAAGAAACTACAGTGTTCAATATGATGCAACTGATGCGAACGGTGTCACAAGAGATGTGATTATAGAAATTTGTGAAGGTGATCAAATTACACAAAGATTTGCAGCTACAGCTGAACACACAAGTTTTCCTAAATTTGAATTAGGTAATAAAGGAATAGACACAAAAACAATTAGTGTATCAGTAAATGGAGAGACTTGGACACCAGTCACAAACGATACACAAGGAACCACTGGAGTTTCAAACCTTAGTACAATATATTTTATTGAAGAAACAAGAAATTTACAACATAGTATTATGTTTGGTAATGGTGTATTAGGTAAGAAGCTAGAAGTTGGTGATGAAATATTAGCAACATACATCGTAACGAATGGTGCAGAAGCAAATGGAATTAATAATTTTTCAATTAAGATTTCTGGAAGATCTGATATAACAACAGTATTGACAGTGCCAGCTGATGGTGGTGGTGATATAGAAACTATAAGAGAAATTAAAGACAACGCACCTAACTGGTTCCAAGCACAATTCAGAGCCGTAACAGAAAATGATTATAAAGCTATATTAAAAAAAGAGTATGCTGATATTCAAGCTTTGAATGTTTATGGTGGTGAAACTGTAGGTAAACCTGGTAAAGTTTTCTTTTCAATTAAACCAAAGTCTGGTGACAAATTAACAGAACAAGCAAAACTTACAATCACTAGAGATATATTATCTAAATTTAATCTTGTGACTGTCACACCAACTGTTGTAGATCCACTTATAACAAGAATTATTGTTAAAACAGTTTTACAATTTGACAACTCTAAGATTACTACAAGTTCTGAAGTTTTAGAATCTAAAGTATTAGCATTGTATAATGTATTGAACTCATCTTACATTGGTGATTTTATGGAATCATTCTCAGTGTCAAGATTAATGGAAGAAATTTTAAAGCTAGATAATTCAATCACAGCTGTAAATCCTAGAATCAATTTAAGATTTAATGTAAATGCAAAGAATTCCCTTTTAGATAATTCATCATTCACATTTAATAATAGATTACATACTGAACCTTATGCTGGTGAAGCCTCTGTAGGTGGTGTATTAAATTCAACATTATTTAAAAGATCTGGAAGAACTAACTTCTCCAAATTTGTAGATGATGGTAAAGGAATATTAAGACTTGTTGATGTAATTGAAGGTTCAAACATTATTGTTAACACATCAGCAGGAACAATAAATTATGAAACAGGTGAAGTTAATGTCACTGATTTTGATCCAGAAGATGGAACAATTGGTTTTATCGTTATACCAGAATCTTTTGATGTTCAGGTACAAGGTAATTATCTTTTACAAATATCAACTGGAGATTCAACAGTAAGAGCGATTGATAAGAATGATACAGCTTCACTCAACTTATTTAATGTATCGAGAGCAAGTTAATGGCCAAACATATACTGCCAATAGTCAAAACGCAGTTGCCGGAGTTCATAAGATCTGAACATCCGCAATTTGAGCTGTTCATCAGTGCATATTACGAGTATCTAGAAAAACAAACTGATAGTGATTCAACATCAGCTTTAAATCTTTTTAAGTCTGCACCNAATGCNGGTGCAATAATAAACAANGCAGAAGAATATCGNGATGTACATACTACACTTAACGAGTTCAAAGAGTACTTTCAAAAACAATTAACTCCATTTGTAATAACAGGAAACAAAGTCACAGATGGAATAGTATTCCAAAAAGCTAGAGATGTTTACTTATCTAAAGGTTCTCCAAATTCATTTAAGCTTTTATTTAGAATATTGTTTGGTCAAGAGATTGATCTCTTCGAACCTAAAAATCAAATTCTTATTGCTTCAGAATCATTGTATACATCATTTGCACAGATAAAAGCTGAAGTAATACAAAATGAATCTAATCTTGGTGACTTTAATTATGAGCTTGCAACAATACGTTTAGACAGTGACATAAATGATAGTGATGCATCTAAGAATATACTTACTGTTCTTGATGGTACATTTACTGGTGTTACGAAAAACAATAGAACAGTACTTACATTATATCTTACAAAAAATCCAGATTCAGATATGAATGGATTACTGTTCCAAGAAGAGAAGTACTTTTAAGAGATTCACAAGACCCCACAAAAGAAGTAAAAGTAAGATTATTAAATCACTTAGGAAATGTAAGTGTCACAGACGGTGGTTCTGGATTTAGAATTGGTGATAAGTTCTTTGTAAGAGATACCACAACAACTATACCAGTTCAGGTGACGAAAGTTGCATCAGGCGAAATTGATAGATTAATGATAAGATCAAGAGGTACTAACTACAGAGTTGGTGATACAATTGAATTTCTTGATACCGCCTCAGGTGCAGGTGCTTTAGCATTCATTACCGGTGTTGATCAACAAGGTACAGTCACACAAATAGATGGTACAAATGTAAGATTAGGTGAAGCAAATACTGGTTATCTTTCAGAAGAATTTGAACCTGTAGTAGTTCCTATTATTCAAAAAGGTCAATACACACATATTCCTGTACCATTTATAAGAACAAATACTGGTTCTGGTTTAGTAGTAAGTGGTCTATCATCTCAGGTTGGAAAGATATTAGAGGTATCTACTCCACAAACTGGATTCTTTGACTCAGATAGTTTTGGTATTCCAACACTTGAAAGTCCATTAGGTATCAGAATTACAAATGAAGAATCAATTGATGTAGGTAATGTTATTGAGTTTCAACATTTTACACCAGATTCAGAAGGTGGTTCATTAAGACACGATAGTGAAGTCTTTACAATTAATTTAACAATACAAGATTCTGATGGTATTACAAATGATAGTGATACATTATATTGGTCTGGTATAGAAGAACTTGGAACAAACGTATTGTATGATAGCACTTCTGGTGGTTCTAATTATGCTCCTGGAAGTATGGCTGATTCAGATGATATAATTGTTTCAAGCAACTTTGACAAACACCGATTTGATGGTAGAAGTAATGGTCTATTTAGTACTCAATGGGTTCAAGGTATAGTAGAACCTAAACTTTTAGGTGGCAATAGAACTAAAGATGCAGTTCATTATGTAAACTATTCATCTAACAGAAAGTATTTCTTTAGAAGTGGTTTAAAATTTAAGATTATAAGAATGCCTGTTGCATGGGATTCTGAAAATTACAATTGGAAAATTAGACAAATAAAATATTATGACTCTGATGGAGATAGTGATTTTATAGAAAGATGGAAAGCAAATCCTGAATTTGATATTCAAGGAATTACACCAACTTATTATTCTTGGGAATTAGGTCAACCAGGTCCTAATAAATGGGCTAGATGGGTAAGTGCTTGGGCAGCAATTGATGGTGGTCACTTAAATGAATCAGATGGTAAGTTTACAACAACTGCAACCGAAGGAAATGCAGCATGGAAAAATATTCAACACCAAACTACAAGAGTTGCAGGTAAACCTGGACAAAGATATGGATATCCAGTAAACAGATCAGATTCTGATGAATATCAATTAGGTCAATTTAGTAATAGTACAAATGCTATTGATTCAGTTGACATGCCACTAGATAAGTATAAGAATGCTGGTATGAGATTAGGCGATCCAGAAAGAACTACACATCCAGTAGATTCTGACAACGGTGGTGGTGGTACTAGTGGTATTAATATATGGTACGATCATGCGGATAACGCTAGTGAAGCTGGTGATTTAATTAAGTTGCAAACAGAACCAGCATCAAGACATGCAGTACAAGCTTTTCCAATTAAGATCGATGACCCAAGACTTTACAGATTAGATAAGTTTCATTTAGATCAATTAAAACAATCTGCAGTAAATGATTCTGAAAACACATTAACATATAGTACAGAGATTTTTGTATCTGCAGACTTATCAGATTCTGATGGTTCAGGTAAGGGAACATCAAAAACTATTGGTGAATTTGTTAGTACTGGATATGGTGGTGTAGTTGCTACTAAATCAGCTGACGGTACAAGCTTTACAATTTCTAAGGCAGATAGCGAGCAGGTTTTATCTACATTGAACAAACCAATGAATTTCCCTAATGATAGTGAAATACTAGTTTTTGATAGATTACCTCACGCATTGTTAAGAGTTATTAAAGTAAACCCTTCTGACGGTACTAAACTATCACAAGAAACATTCCCAGTTTCAAATGCTATAGTTCAATATGAATCACCAATTTTGAAAACAGGTTTTCCTCTTACTTCAATAACAGAAAAAACATTTCTTAACGAATCAGGTTTTTTAAGTTCTATTTCTGGTGGTATATTAAGAGATAACTATACAGTATCAGAATTCTCATACATCATTCAAACAGAATTATCTATGAATAAATGGAGAGGACCAATCAAAGATACTTTACATCCTGCTGGAATGTATATGTTTGGTGAATTAAATGTTGATACGAGTGCTGAAATCAATACAGGAAATTCTGCATTGCCACATACAGACATTGGTACTGAAGCATCTTCACTTACATTTGATGCAGATGATGATTATTATAATGATAAGCAAACTGAAGGTATTGCTGTTTTTTCAGATAGTATTTCTTTTGCTTCAAATCCATTTAATGTTGTATCATTAACAAACGATGCATCAGGAACTTTCCTTACCGCAGATTATACTCAGAGAAATGTTGAATCATCAATACAATCACAAAGAGGAAATGCTTTCTTTGATTATGAACCAGTTGGTCTCGTACATAAAGTATGGACAGTGTTTGACTCTGAAGGTCATTACAATCATGTAAGAGGAGCAATTGATTCAGACTCTGATTTGAAAGCTAAATTTGGAATGTACTTCACACCAAGACAAGGTGATGGTAAACTAATATTAGGTTCAGGCTTTGATTCAGATTTCTTTAAGAGAGATATTACAACACAAGTTCATGATAGTGAAATTACTCGTGACTCAAAAGTTAATAATGTAAAAACTCATTATGTGCCTAGTGAATTTCATGGAGCCAAAAGATATGGTAATATAGAATTAATTGGTATATCACAAGTCAAATATGAAGATTTTGAGTTATTTAGAGTTTATGATTCAGAAATTCCAAAAGATATTTTTCAAAGATGGGATGCTGAAACTGCCGTAACATTTGAAAAAATTGATTACAGTAGAATCAAAGATAGTGATAAAGATGTTGATACGTTCAACACTCCATTAGAAAGAACAAGAGAAATAAGAATAAGTAAAGCTGTTGACTTTAACACAGCATTAAGACTTAATAAAGATTTGAACTTCACAGTAAATGGAACAACTTACTATGACTTAGAAGCATTTGAACAAAAGTATCATAACTTCAATGCTTTAAGAGATTCTGAGTACAATGAAGGTTGGAGCATACCAGGAAAATTCACAGCATTAGGTAATATTAGACAGACTGCACCTGACTCAGAATATGATTCAGATATGATTGTAAGAGATGATCAAGCACGTAAGCGATTTGCTATTGAAAAAGAAAGAGGATATTCAGATACTAAATCACCTCGAACAGCAAGAGCTTTTGGAAATTATTTAGGTGGATCTAATACTATAATCGTAAGACCTACTTATCCTGCGGGTGCTGGAATAAATAATACAGCACAACTATTAGGAACAGTTTCTGACTCAGATTACAAAGAGAATCTAGAATTTAAGAGAAAAAATTAATGGCAACTATAGGTAAAGTCACTAACGAATTAAAAACACTTTTAACTAAGTCAACACGTGATGAGATTCGTGATACAACGAATGATGACTCGTTTTATGCGTTTATTGCCTATACAGATTCCGAAGACTATCCCTTCAGTGACTCAGACGCTTCTGAGGCTGTAACGGACTCAGATCTAATAGGAATCTATAAGAATATGGTCACAATGCACCGAGTACTGCCTGGAGGTGTTTCTCGAGTGATTAAGAGAAAGAACTGGATAACTAATAGTAGTTATGTCGGTTGGAACTCAGATACTTCAAATGATAGTGACTATTATGTAATGTCTACAGAGATTGTGCAAGGTGTTCCAAGACAAAATGTTTATAAGTGTTTGAATGCTCCATCTAAAGTATCATCCACTGTAGCACCAACTGGTTCATCTTCATTACCATTTAAAACTTCTGATAATTATTGGTGGCAGTATATGTACACAATTACAAATTCAGATGCTATTTTATTTATGACATCTGCATTTATGCCAATACCAGAAAGAGTTGATGTAGCTGAATCCGTTAACGTAACGGCAGGTACCGCAAGATATGACTTATTGCAAGTACAAAATAATGCAATTAAAGGTAGTGTCTTTAATGTAAGAGTAAAACATGGTCCTAATGAAAGACCAGACTCTGATAAATTAAGAGGATTTACAAACAAACTTGTTGTAAACATTAAAGGTAAAGATGGAGTAGGTAATACACCTACACAAACATTTAAAGCAACTGCAACTAGAGATAGTGAACAGTCAGCTGTATGGAAATTTCAAGTACAACAATATGGTATAGGTTATACTGCACTTCCTTATGCTTGTGATTCTGAGAATGATTCAGAAATTAAATGTTTCAGATTAGATCTTGCTCCTGGACTTGGACATGGTGCTGATGCTGGTGATGAACTACAAGCGAGAGATGTTATGATGACTTCTCGTGTAATTCCACTAGATAATGGATTTTCAAAATTAGCAAGTGGTGAATTCAGTATGATTGGATTAATTAAGAATCCTATTGATACAGCTACAAATAGAATTGGAACACAAAATTATTATACAGTTGCTAAAAAAATAACATGTGATAACGCTGCATTATTCAAAATCAATGATGTGTTCTATAAACAAGGTGATTCAGATACAGCTGGTAAAGTTGTTTCGATAGATAATAAAGATGTTTTTTATATTAATGTTGGAAAATTAAGAAACAATTTTGCAGACAGTGATCAGATTATTTCCACTACTCACAATAATGTAATTCAGAAAGCTAAGTCAGCTGATGTTATCTTTAATAGTGGTCAATTCTTATCGGTTGATTATTTACCAACAGCATTAGAAAGATCACAAGATCAGATAGAATCATTGAATATTATCTTGAAATTGTAATAAATAAAAAGAGAGAGATTTACTATATATGTCAACAATTAACTTAAATGTATCGCCGTATTTTGACGATTTTGATGAGAAGAAGGATTACCTTCGTGTCTTATTTAGACCTGGTTTTGCGGTACAGGCAAGAGAGTTAACACAACTACAGACTATAGCACAAAAGCAAGTTTCAAGACAAGGAAATCATATATTTAAAGATGGTTCTCGAGTCACTGAAGGTAATGTAAATATAAACTTCAATACACACAACATGAACCTTATATCAGGTTCTGGTAATATTAATTTCCCATTAAGTGGTGCTCTCACAGGTTCAGTTGAAGCTACACTAGATAATTTTTCTGAAACAATAATTTCTAACCAGGACAACACTGTAAAAGCTAGAGTTTTAAAAACTCCTACTGGTTCTGTACTAGCAAATAAAACAGGTAATATTTACTTCACATATATAACAAGTAAAAAATTCACAGATTCAGATCAAGGATACATATACGCAAGAGCTGAAGATAATCCAGAACTTACTGTCACATACGTAAATGTCTTTTCAAAAGTATCAGAAGCTACAATGGCAACTATACTTTCAGGTATTTACTATATAGATGGTTTCTTTGCAAGAATACAAGAACAAAATATCGTTGTATCATCTACAACTCAAAAGCCAACAGCAGCTATAGGTTTCTCAATTACATCAAAAGATATATCTGCAAATGATGATGCATCACTCTTTGATAATGCACGTGGTTCTACAAACGAAGGTGCACCAGGTGCGAATAGATTACAAAACCTAATTAGTGTATTAATAAAGAGTACATTAGATCAAGGTTCTGATCCAACATTCTACAAGCAAGTAGAGATTAAAGATGGTGTAATTTTAGGAGATACTGAAAAGACTCCTACTGGATCAAGAGTGACTCCAAATCCTATGTACAATGGTCTTGGCGATACAATGGCAAGAAGAAGAAAAGAAGAATCAGGTTCTTATGCAGTTAATAAATTCATTCCAAAAATTCAACAACAATCTTATGAAGATTCAGATAAGTTTGCAGTTTCATTCAGCAAAGGTCTAGCTTATATTAATGGATATAGACAAGAAACATTTGCAGATGAATTAATATATTTAGATCGTAATACAGAAGCTAAAAAAGAAACAAACCACAAAATTCCTATTCTAGGAGCACCATACGTAGAAGTAAGAAATGTAAACAGTGGTACAATGTCTGGTATGTTAACTGCTGATGCTAATGGTATTGGTGCATTCACTAACAAACTAGCGCTAAAAGATTCTGATGGAAATACTATTGGATTTGCTAGATCATATGGTTATCAAGCAACTAACGGTGAAACTAATGGTAGAGTATATCTTACTGATGTTAAGATGTTCCAACATGTAAGATTTGGACCATCTGGTACATATGATTCAGACACAAGTCATTTTTGGAGAAACTCCTTAATTGCTGGTGAACAAGTCACTGCAACTTTAAATGGTAAAGTTCAGACTGGTGATGTTGTAAAATTGTATGCACAACACAAGAACGATTCTGACTGGACAGATATAAACTTCTCACCTAATGGTCTAAACAGACTTGGTGGTGTATCATCTTATAAGACTACTGGTGTACTACTCACAAATTCAAATGCACAATTTCAAAAAGGTGCAAAGATTGAAGGTTCTATTGATAGAACTGTGGTATTATCTCCAAGAATTGAAAATGCACGTCAATTTAAGTTTGCAGAAGTAAGAGAAGTAAGAGGTTCAACAAACGATTCTGAAGGTGTATCATTCAAGGCATTTACTGATTGGACACCTGGTGAAGGTGCTAAAATGAAAAATGTTTCAGGTGCATTATTTGGTGGTACCGGAAAAACATTTAAAACACTACGTTCTGGTACAGTTCCATTTGATAATGACTTTGATGTTCTTTATAAAGCACCACCTACAATTTCTTCAACAGACGGTGGATTAGCAGTCACACCAGACTTTTCAGATTCTCAATGGTCAACACACTTTAGAAATGGTGACTATAAGAAAACGAGAATTGATGATGCTGTAGAGATTACAAAAGAATTAAAATATGGTGTTTTAAAAATAAGAAATACATCAGATATTACAAGATCGTCTTCAGTGAATTCCTCTTGGTCAGCACTAGATAGAAAGATTAACTTATTCTATCCAGACATTTACAGAGTTTATAAGATTGTTCATGGTTCTACGAACAATTCATTTGGTACATCAACTACAGAACCTAACGCAAGCTTTGATAGAATTAAAGTAAACATTTCTGGTGGTGCAACTATACCACAAGGTTCACTAATAATTGGTAAAACTTCCAAGACACGTGCTAGAGTAGCACTTTCAAATACAATTGCAACTGGACAGACTACATTATCAGGTTCAACTGGTTATCATATCTCAATGTCAGGTACTGGTGCTCAAGATTTACTTGAAGTGTGCTTTGAAAAAGGTCAAGCTTTCACTGCAGGTGAACAGTTAAAAATAAAAGTTCCTGCTAAAGAAGATGCTATATCTTCAGAAATTACATTTACAGAAGTAAACACAAAAAAACCAGGTTCAGATATTACAGCTAACTATTTACTTGATGATGGACAAAGAGTTGATTCATATCATATTGGTTCTGTTATCAGAAAAACTGGTGTACCAGCACCAGCTAATGGTGATATTTTAATATTCTATTCATACTTTGATGCTAATCCATTTCAATCATTCTATTATGGTGTAGATTCATATTCAGGTGATGGTTTCTATGATGTAGACCCAAGATATTATGGTAAACCAACTGAAATTAAAGAATATGAAGCATACACTGGTCTTAATTTAAGAAATGTTATTGACTTTAGATTTAGACAAAGATTAATAAGTGGTTATGCAACAACTAACAACCCACTATCATTTTTATATAGAGAGTTTGAAAACACTGGTGTTCATGTTATTCCAGATGGTCAATTCTCTACAGATGCAGAATTCTTTACTGGACAAAATATATCTTTCATACTTAATAATAAAGGTAGGATTAAAACAGTTCCAGGTGTAGCAGATGTCAAATCTCCAAAAGACCCAGATATTCAAGCAGGCGGAATGGTTCTTGCAACAATCTCAGTTCCACCAGCAGTAAGATACCCAGATAAAGAAATAGTAATATTCAGTGACCAACAACGTGGATATACAATGCGTGATATTGGAAAACTTGAAAAACGTATTAGAAATTTAGAAACATCAGTAAGCCTGTCTCTCTTAGAGAGTAAAGCTTTACAAGACAATATTGGTACAAGAGTAAAATCTGGATTTATTGTAGATGACTTCTCATCAGCTATTAACACTCCAGCTGATATAACAAATACACAGTTTAGATCTTCTATTGATGTTTCAAGAAACGTATTAAGACCACCATCTGTAGAAACAAATGTACAACTTCAAAGAGTAAGTGATGGTAATCGTATTGATCCATTCTTCTTAGCACAAAACACTGGATTTATCTTAAAATCCTACACACAAGAACAGATGCTTGAACAAACATTTGCTTCAAGCTTAGTCAGAATTAATCCATTTGCAACTTGGGTTTATTCAGGTCAAATAGAATTAAATCCAACCCAAGATTTCTGGAGAGATCCAACTTGGAATGTTGTAGAAAATTTCTTTGTAGATAGAACTTCTTTTGGTGGTGGTTTATCAACTGTTTCACAATCAGTATTCGATAATTTAGTACCAGTCACAAGAGATATTCCTAACACTAACTTTAACACAGTAGAAACAAACTGGACTGGAACCGTGACTTCTACTACAACTGATGACTTTGGTAATCCAATGCTAGGTTGGTGGTGGTGGAATCAGGGTGGTACAACTACAACAACTACAGAAACACAAGTAGGTACTGAAACTACTAGCAACTTTATTGCACAAGAAGAAGAGTTTACAAGTTCTTCAGACTTTAATGTAAGAGAAGTAAGAGAAAAAGATGACGCTTGGATAAGATCGCAAACATTAGAATTCGAAGGTCAAGGATTTAGACCAGACACAGATCTTAAAGCTATATTTGATGGTCAAGATGTTTCAAGTACATGTTCACAAACAGATTTCTTACCATTAGAAACTACAACTGCAAGAACTTATGCAGTTCAAGGTAATTTAAAAACAGATGGTAAAGGACAAATACGTGGAAGATTTATAATACCATCACAAACATTCAAGACTGGAACTAAAGGTTTTATACTTTCTGACAAAGATGGTTCAAAAACAACTGAAGGTACAGTGTTCTTTACATCTAGAGGATTCTTTGAAGTTGGAGATTTAACAAACTTTAGAGCAACTAGAGATGCTGGTAATAGATTAATATCATCACAAACATCTAACGTAACTGGTGAATCAACCGTTACTACTAACACAGTATGGAATCCATTTATTTGGCCAATATTCAACTTAAATATAGGTGGTGGTGATCCTATTGCACAGCTATTTACTTTACCACTTGATCCTGGATCAGATCCAAACAATTTTAACCCAGTTAGAAATGAAGCAAGATCAACTGGTTCATTCATAACATCAGTAGATATATTCTTAGGTTTCATAGATACAAGAGCTAACAATGATCACGTAATTTGTGAGATTAGAAGTAGTGATAATGGTTATCCTGGTAGAGAAATACTAGGTAGAGCAAGAGTTGATGTGACAAAGGCAAATGAGAATATAAGTAAACCAACAGTAGCTACAAACTTTAGATTTACAAATCCAGTTTACTTACAAGAAGAAACAGAATATGCAATTGTTCTACTAACACCATCAGATACTACATCAGCTTGGACAGCATTACAAGGAGAAGAAGATGTTATTACTGGTGGAAAGATAACTTCTCAACCAAATGTTGGTGGATACTTTGGATCATTCTTTAAATCGCAAAATGGTTCTACATGGACAGCCGAACAAAATAGAGATCTAACATTCAAAGCTTACCGAGCTAAGTTTGATCTTGGTGAATCTGCAATAACAATGAGAGATAAAGCAAACTTCTATGGCCAACCAATTGGTCAAGCAGCTCAGGGATTAGCAGTAGAAACATTTAACAATTCATACTATATTAAAATCCATCATCCAAATCACGGAATGTATGGTCCTGATGATACACACAGTGTAAGAATTCTTGGTGTTGCTGGTAATGGAAATATTAGTAATGCTGCAGATTCAGACTTAGTAAGATTTAGAGGAGAATCTGCATTGAATGGTTTACCAGTATCACTTATTAATAATGTAAGTAGTTTAGGAAATCTAACAACTACTTCCACAACTGCAAAACATAAAGTAAAATTTGCTACTCAAGATACATACATAATCGATATGAGTGAAGCTGATTCAGATACTTCAGCAGTAGCTTCATCACCAACAACTGGTGGATGGCACAAACAAGTTAAGAGTGGTAGAGGTGGTGGAGTACAAGTAGTTGCAACTGCAAACGTGCAGTATGATTCTATTAGAACTAATACACAAGCAATTAATTTTGATGAAACCTCAGTGAAACAAGAAGTTAAGACAACTACTGGTGCAAACTTAATATTAAGATCAGCATCAAACCAATTTGGTTATAATACTGATTCAATATATTATAAATCACCACTTGTAAAAGATACAGCTGCAGTAAATCTTCCTATGGATAAACTCACAGACTTTGATCATCCAAGAATTATCTTAGGTTCTATGAATAAATCATCATCTGCAGACTTTGAACAAATTCTTTATTTAAACACAGCAAATGAATACCTATCACCAGTTATTAGATTAGATGCTGCAAGTCAAATGTTTGTACTTAAAAATAACTATGGTAAATACATTGATGATTCAGAATTAGCTGGTTTTATTGATTCAGATTTAGCAGCATCATCAAATACTACTAAGCAAAAACAATATGCTTCTTACAAAGCTGGTTTATCAAGTTTTGATGAAACTGCAGCATATATAACAAAAGATATTACACTCTTAGAACCAGCAACCCAGATACGAGTATTATTTGATGCTGATATGGATCCAGGTGCTGAGCTTGTAGTTAAGTATAAAGCTAGAGTTGTAGGTGATAATACTCAATTTGAAGAATTAGAATGGCAAACATTCCCTAGAAATCAAGTAGTAAATGAAACAAACTTTGGTAAGTTCACATCAGATATTGATTTTGATCAATACTCATTAACGCAAGATGTTGGATTTGAATTTGAGTCATTTAAAATTAAAATTGAAATGAATTCTGAGAACTCTTCCTTCATCAGTCAAGTAAGAGATTTAAGAATTATTGCAGTAGTATAATGCATAAACGTGATTTAAAAAGAGATCCTAAGAATGGTGCTCTATTAAATACTAATAGACAAGATGTTATTGAGTACAAAAAGAAAATTGCTGAAGAACATGAAAATGAAAAAAGATTAACAACACTAGAAAAAAAGATGGATAAAATTATAAACATATTGGAGAAGCTTGATGGCTAATTTAAGAGATATACTAGTACCAAATTTTGGATTTCAGGATTCTGATACTGAAGTAGGTATTGCTCCAGTTAATATAGATTCAGGTACTTTACCATTTAATGATGCTAGCAGAATTGTAAAAAACAATGTTAGAATTAATATTGGTTCTTCACCTAATTCAAACACAGGTGATCCATTAAGAACAGCATTTATTAAAATTGGAAACTTTATGGAAGCAGTTTATCGAGCTGACTCTGATAAAGACTTACGTGTTAAAAGATTTGAAACACCAGTAGGTGACTCTGACTTTAGAATTTTAGGTGTCAAGAGTTGTGATGATTTAAGATGGGATTCTGATGGTGTACATACAAATTTAGGAAATGCAAACACAGGATTTGATAGTGATACATTTGCTGGTCTAAAACCTGGTGATACATTACTCCTTACAGATCAAATATCTCCTAGAAGTAGACAGTCATTTGTTGACAGATATGCAAGATCTAATCCACACGGTCGTATTGATATTAATACAGTAAGACTAAAAAATAATGAATACAGTGTAAACGCACCAGCATTCTTAAAAGTAGGCGCTGATGGTTTATTAAAAGTACAAACTGAGTTTGCCTTAGATCAAGTTGGTCTTGATTTTGATGGTGCATTAGAAAGATTAAGTGCAGGTACTCAAAAAAGTAAACTAAGCTCAGCAGATCAAAAAAAATTATATCAAGACTTTAATGATGTTCAAGGTTTAACATCCTCATCTTTCAGAATCAGTGCTAGTAATATAGAAGATGGCTTTGCTGAATTAGTAGCCAGACAAGTAAGGATTGGATACGATGCAGGATTCTATGGATAATGAGCACAGATGTCAACAGTAAGAAACAACTTTGCAGGATTCACAATCGCACCAACCGGATTTGGTGGAGATTCAGATAACGATTCCGATTTCGGTGAAAATCTAAACCGATCAATACAAGCAATCAATAAATCTTATGCCATTAAATCAGGCGTACAAAACACATTCATCGATGGATACATAAATCAATTTGGTGCTTCATCACGTTTCTCTACAAATGAACAGAGAACAATGCAGAACCTTATTAGAGAATCAATTAATGTTAATGGTATAACAATACGTTATATGCCAAGAGCATCTGATTATACTGATAATGTTTGGAATGAAAGACCTGAATCTCACTTTGATTCTGGTTATCAAATAGATATGCTTCTCGTAGCTTCTGCTGGATTTGAAGGTGAAGGAGATACTATGACTCTTTATGGTATGGAGTTCAGAGAAGAAGTTATAATGTCTGTTGCAATTAATAATTTTACACAAAAAGATTCTGATTATAGAACAGTACTTAAACAAAGACTTACTGATTCAGATAGCTTTGGTGCTTCATCAGCTTCTAATGATTCTGATTCTGATCAATATCAAAAATTACTTTCAAAATTTGCAAGAACAAGACCACTTGAAGGTGATCTTATTGTAATACCATTTGGTAGATCTGCACAAAACAAAAGTCAGTATGTACCAAAAGTCTTTGAAATTACTCGTGTGACCACATATCATGATGGTGCTTTCTTTCAATTAGGAAATAACTATCAATATAAGATACACGCTAAACTATTCGAATTATCTGGAGAAGACTTGTACTTCAATCCAACTGCTATTACATATAGTAATACAGGTTCAGCTACAAGTACTACAGACCAAATAGTCACGCAAGCGGCAACAGGAATTACATTTACTGATTCAGAAACTAAGGCTATTGACATAACTGATAGTGATTTAATTACTGACTCTTGGGCTTCTAATACTGAAATTGAACAAAGAGCAGAAAGTCAAGAAGTCTATGATAATAATGGTGTAGTAAGAGAAACACCGAAAACAATAACAGATGACTATACAGCGAGAGCTTTTGGTCAACCAGGAATAAGGAATTTGGATAATATCTAATGTTAGGAACTCACTTTTATCACGAAACTGTTAAGACTGCAACTGCGGTCTTCGGTAGTTTATTCAACAACATCGTTATCAAAAGACGTGATGGTAAACTATTACCTGTTCCTATTTCTTATGGTCCAAGACAAAAATGGTTGGAAGCTCAAAAAGGTTTAAGACCAACTGAAGAGATGTTTGAAAAACTATTACCAAGAATGTCTTATGAGTTTGTTGCAATGGTTTATGATTCAAATAGAAAATTAAACAACAAACCAAATGTATTTAGATCTCCAGATAGTTTAGCTTATCCAAGACAAAAGGCTAATATGCCTACACCATACACTTTATCATATACATTACATATTGAAACAAAGACATTGAATGATGGATGGCAAATTATAGAACAGATTGTACCATTCTTTAACCCAGCTTATACTGTCAAAGTAAGACATTTTCCTGCTGATGCAGATACTAATACACCAACACCTACAAATGCATTTGACATGCCGTTCCAACTTACATCAGTCACATGGACAGATGATTGGACAGGAGATATTAATACAAGAAGAACCGTAGAATGGACACTAGAATTTGAAACAAAAACTTGGTTCCATGGACCGATTGCAGCAACAAAAGTAATCTTAGATTCAAGAGCAATAGTTGCTACTCCTGGAAATGCAACAGATTCTGATAGACAAGATCTTAACCTATTAAGAAGAAGTGATAGTGATCTTATGGGAGCTGATGTAGGTTATGCTGTGCTTCAGAAAAATGACTCTGAAGGTATATATGACAGTGACTCGAAAGTTAGTCCAAGTATTACAAACTTAACAGACTCTGATGGATTAAGAGTATTATTAGTACGAGATTTCAACCTCTAATGGAATAAATAAATCATGGCCACAAAAGATTTAATCAACTTAGGTATATCACCCGACTCAGGAACAGGAGACTCGGCAAGAAAAGGTGGAGCAAAGATAAATGATTTGCTTTCAGATGTTTATAGTAAATTCGGTGACAATCCGATTGGTCAAGATATAGACAAACCTTTCTATGGTTATCGTAGAAGATTTGGTGAGTTTGAATATAGAGTTGGTGAATTACATCCTGCGGGAAAATACCTCAACATCTCTTTTAGAACTGTAAACGCCAATAGAGATTCAGATTACACAACTGGTTTTAAATTACTAGATCAAACAAGAGGTTGGAGAATCGATGCTGATTCAGATAATGATGGTATTCCAGATTTATATTTAGATTCAGAATTTTATTTTGCATCAAGAGGAGAAACTATCGATGTTGATGTTTCTGGTGTAGATGTAAATAGAACTGCTCACGTAGTATTACCTATTGCACAAGCTGGTGATGTAATTAAAATAAGAGAATCAAGAGGTTCTTTCTCAAATGGTAGGTCAATGTCAATATGGACAACACCATTTAGATTCAAAGATTCAGATCAAAGAGCTGAATGGAAAAACAATTCAAATAACGTTGTAGCACCACAAAATAAACACACATTTGTAAGAGACATTGATGGTACATTTCAAAATGCATCAGCATTTAGTATTCCATTTGATTCAGAAGGTGCAGTATTTTCTCAACGTTCATTAGGTTATGGTGTAAGTTATGCTGGTGAACTTGGTTCATACGGTATTAAGTCTTCTATTGAACTAAATTCAAATCATTCTATATATGAGTTTACATATTCTGGCCATGATATTGGTTGGGTATTTGTAAGACATAATATAAGAGCATCAGCAAGAGATTCAGATAATTTAAAAATCTATACAGATATATTTGATTCAGATGATTGGCATCAAACAACTGCTAATTTCACAATTGGCGGTGTCACAGAAGTTCCATCTGGTAGATATATGCTACCAATAACAAGATATTCGTTTGCTGATACAACATTTAGTAGAGAGTTTGAAAGTTTACAATCTGTAATGGATGTTAAGATCTATAAAGCTGTAATGCAAGATGGAAACAAAACTACTATAAATAATGAAGTACTAGAATTTATTAGATCACAACTTTATAACTCAATTGATTCTGAAATGGGTGCAAGTAATACTGATTCTGATAAAGTTTCAAGATTTAAAACGGTATGGGGTACTCAAGGTGCAGACTCAGATAGCGCACAACCTGGTTCCTATACAAATACAAATAGCTATGGTGCTGATGGTTATACTGGATTCAATGATGTTGATAAGATGTTTATTCCAGTTGATGTCACAACAGTTATGGATAATGAAGGAAATGCAATTGTATTTTCACAAACAAAATTTAAAGGACAAGCAAAGATTATAACTTTAGGATAATAAATGACTATTAATTTTAATAACGGCAGACCAACATATCAACACAGAAGATCTTTATCAACAGGATTGAATGCTGAAGGTCAACCAACCACAGATCAGATAGAACAAGGTGAGATAGCCATTAACCTTTCTACAAGAAAGATTTATACAAAACGTCCTACTGTTTCTCGTGACTCTGATGGTAAATCAGATGTTTTAGAAGTAGGTAAAATATTAAGAAGTGGTGTTAAATATCGTCTTCCAGGATTTCAACCATTTGGTCAACAGATTCAAAATGGTGGTCAAATTAAAGTTATTTCAAGAAGAATTTTAGATTCAGATCAAGCTGGTTTATCAGTTAAAATTAAAATTAGACAACATGGATTTTTAGATTCTGATGAAGCACTAAACTATACAAGAGATTCAGATGCTTATGCTATAACCATGACAGATTCTGATGGTACAAATACATTAGCATCATCAGCTGCAAACAGAGATGGTACTATTACTAATGGTGATGGTAAAGCTTATATGATTCGTCATATACCAGTTTTCAAAGCTTTTTGTGATAGAGCTCAATCAGATAAGTTAAAGTTATTGCTTCATGATTCTGATGGTACCGCAGATTCTGATGGTACTCCTGTTAATGCAGTTTCTGGTTCTAAATTTGGTGGTGGTATTGTAGAAGTATCTTTCAATATTGATTCAGATTTAAGTTCAACAGAAATAGCAACAAGAATTTCAAGTGCTGTAAATAGTTCATCAGCACTAGCCGCAATGGATGCTAAGATTAAAGCTGAAGTTGATAGAACAAGTCCAGATATTGTATACATTTATGGTGGTGATAAAAAAATTACAGTAGAAGCTTCTGATAAATTTACTAAGACTATTGATAATTCAATCACACCATTATTTAAGTTTGTACCACAAGATTCAGATACTAATTTCTTAAAGAGAGATTCAGAGAATGATTCAGACTTTGCAAAAAGAGTTGAAGTCACATTCTTCTACTTAGATGAAACAAAACCAAGAATTGCCGCTACTGGTGAGATCATGGATACTTCTACATTCGGTATTGATACTATTTCAAACTCACCTATCTTTGCAAGAAATTCTCTTATTCTAAAGAATGTGGTCGGTAATATTGGAACTGTTGATTCAGATCAAACAGCTCCTGGTCAAGTAAATGCTACAGAAAATAATAGATTCAAATTAAGACCAGCTGCATTTACCGGTGTTGATGAGATTATTGCACTTAATGCGGTTGCAGTTGTAAGTGCTACACCACCTGCATTTGATATTACTAACGGTTCATTATGGTTAGAAGATAATAGTAATAAAACACCAAGATTTGATGCTGTTGATTCAGAAACCCATCACATGGAAGTTGTATTCAACAGAAGAGGCACATTCACAGGTAATCCAGATTCAGAATTCTCAGTTCCTTACGGTGCATTAGTAAATCAAACAGCTGCCGATTCAGATGATAAAGTATTAAACATTAATGTTGGAGATTCAGAAGCTGGTGTTGCAAGAAAAATTGTAAACTTATTAAATGATTCTGATTATAAAACAAGAGCAGGTAGAAAAGGAACAGCAATTCAAAGAAACTCTATGGGTTCAGGTCTCATGGGTAGATATGATTCAGATTCAGATGGTTCTCCTAGAGGAACAGGCTATAAGTTCATATCAGTAATGTATGATTCAGAGCATGACTCTGATCTATTTGGTAAGAGAATTTATCTACCAACAAATGATGATTCAGATGGTAGAAATATTGTAGTAAGAACTGGCACAGATACCGATCAACATTTTGATGGTCTTGTTATTGAGATAATCAATAAACAAACAGAGACTGGTAGAACATTTGCAGGTTTCAGAGCCGCAGAGATTTACTTCTTAGATGCAACATTAATTGATGATCCTACAGCACAAACTAAAGCATTGGATTTATCATCTGCAGAAAGAACAGATAAAAATATTGTTAAACACTCAGTAAAACCAGGTATGAGTAATACCGATTCAGATGGATCATATAGATATGCTGAGTGGAGAACTATTAGTTCAACATCAGTACTTTCACCTCAAGCACTATCACTTAGTATTGCTGGTCAAAGTTTCTCAAGTACACAATCATTAATTGTACAAGATGTGAATGGATTAACGGTTCTTTCTGGTCAACTATTAGTATAAGGTAAATTATGGCAAGACCACTAAAGATTAACGGAACTTCTGGTTTAAAGCAAATGACCGATGGCGAGTTGGATCGTATACAATATAATCTCAGAATACGTTATGCAAGTTTTTTAAGGTATTGGCATACTAGTTCAGGTGTTAACGCAGCTGGCGGACAAACAACTTCAGGTAATGGTCCAGGAGGAGCATTGAATGTTGGTTCAGTTTCTGGTTGGACTTCAATCGGTTCTGCAACAGATACTATATCTACTCAACAAACTGCAACTAATCCAAGAAATAACTCTGGTGGTGATGATTATCCAGCTTCTCCAGGTATTGGTTCAAGTACAGTCACAACTTATGCTTACTATCAGAATAGAGCTGCTACAAATTTAGGTACTAGTTTTTCAGGTAATGATCAATATTCATATTTAAAATTCATATCACCAGCAACTTTAAGAACAGCATCAAATTATGCAACTGATTTCTTTGATGAAATTATTACTCAATGTATAACTGATATGGGTACTGGTGATGAAGTAGGATCATATAGAGTTAGTACATCTGCACCTTCAAGTGGTGGTGCTGGTACTTGGGTAGATTGTGGAACATTCCATAGTGATACTACATACTCAGCTGGTACAACAACACATAAATTGTGGTTAAAGACTGCATTAGATTCTGTTCCAGGTTCTGATGTAAAACCAGTTATGTGGAGTGGAAGTGCTATAAAAGAAGTTGCTTCTATTACAGAAACAGGTTCATGGCAAGCAACAAGTTTTATGGATCAAAGTTTAGTGCCTGCTTTAATTACAAGACTTTCATCACAAAATTTACAATATTCTGTAGGTACTACAGCATCTAATTCTAGAGGAAGTTTTACAGATACAAGACAAACAGGTTCAACAGACGCAAGTTCATTTAGTGATCCAACATATACAATAGTTTCAACACCATCTGGTTCTGCTTCTACACAAACTACTAACTTCTTGAATTTAGCTTACTAACGGAAATAAATAATATATGAATGATTCTGATAACATTATAGAACAAGAATATCCTGAAGATTTTAAATCTGGCGATATTAAAACGTTTGATCGTGAAGGTACAGAAGTACCTAGAGAAGATATGAAGATTAAACGTGGAGGAGTTCTACAAAATCAAGGTCAAAGACCAGAAGAAATTGATGGTAGTCTTACTGTTAAAAATGTTCAATGGCTTGATGAAGAAAGAACTGCTGTAAGAGTATCTTTCTTTGATTCAGAAGGTTGGGGAAGAGTAGAAAATCATGCTGCTAACACAAATGGTTCAGGTACTTTCTTCTCTAAAGTATTACAACAATACACTATTGACGATATTGATAAAGATACATCAGACTTCTGGAAAGCAGAACAAGATGTTGCTGAAGAATTACAACAATTCAGAGAATGGAAATCAGCTGGTGGTTTACTAAATACCCACATTGATGAAGATGAACTTCGTATGGAAATTGAAAATGAAGTTAGAGGTCAAATAGAATTAGAAAATCCTATTGCTCCAGAACCTGAAATTGTAGAAAAAATTGTTGAGAAAGTTGAAGAAATACCAGTTGAAGTTCCTACTATATCAGTAGAACATATGGCTAAGAACTATTCTCAAGAAGACTTATTTAGAATGAAAATTGAAGTCTTTGATATCCCTGCTGTAAGAGCTGCTAGCAAAGATATTAAATCACGAATCCGTAAAGCTGCTACCCCTGTTGAGTTGTTCTCCATAATTCATGAAGCGAATGTGTCTTTTGAAAATGAACAAGCTTAACATCTGAATTAAATCTATTCTCTTTATTATCATAAAAGTATTCACCAGGATAAGCGTCATTACAATCGTTTAACCATGTAGTTCCTGGATTTAAAATCATTTTACCAAACCAGGACGATGGAACATATAATAATTCTAGCCTTTCTTTTACTGAATCCTCAACAAAGTACTGTTCTCCATTTATGGGACCATGTGTTATGCCGGCTCCAATGTAGTGGTTCATCCAGTACTCCGGATCAGAACACAATTTCTTGTAAATATACTTACAGTCTTTGGGATAATACTTGTAAAATGCCCCATTCAGAGAATAGTCAGTATGAAGAGTATCTTTCCACCAAGCATTTAGACCCAGAAATTGACCTTTTTGAATTGGATATTCAATAAGTTCCATATAGTTATTCATTAATAATATATCAATATCAATCACAACAACAGGATCATCAACAGGCCAATCCATAAATGAAATTTTATTCCACTGAAGTTTAAATCTTGAATCTGATTTTCTTATAAATGTGATATTAGGTATCTTTGATTTAAGATACTCTTCGTATTCTGGTCCATACTTATCACCTATTCTTACTGCCAGTACTCTTGTACCCATTCGAAATTCTCCGCTGCTTGATGTAGTTCTTGTTGAAAGTGTTTGTTTTTACCATATTCATCTGTATTGAATACACATACTATCTTATCAGATCTATGTCTGTGCATTCCAATATCATGTGGCCACTCACAACCACGATTAAATGAATAATAATACTTAGGTGGTACATGATCAAAGTGATCATAATGTTTTCCTGTAATCCAATTATCTGAACCACCTGTGTAAATAAAGTAAATTTTTTCTGCGTGTTTTTTTAAATCTTTCCATAATGTTTTGCCTTGGTCATCATTCCAAATCATCATACCACCATTACATCTAGCACCATAATTCTTTTTCCAAAATGGTTTCTTTTCATCATCCATATTATGCCACCAAGAACGACCAATCATTGGTTTATCTTTATGTAATTTTATTATAGGAATTAAACTATTTTGTATTACAACATCTAAATCAAAGAACATTTTTTGACCTTTAATTCCCCATCCATTTGGTTTCCAATAATTTAGTTTAGGTCTATCCCATAATCTAGGTAAACCTGTAATGAATTCTTTTGATGCGAACATTTCATCTGGTGTTGAGTTTGGTAGGTCAGTAAGAAAAGGTAGATGAACTATATTACTATCCATTCCATGTGTGTCATCAGTCTGACAATAAAATGTAAATTCAGCAGGTAAGTTTCTTTTTACCATATTGTATAGTCTATTGACATAATCAATACTATATTTAGTTCCCCATCTTACACAATTTACGTGAATCATTTGTATCCTAAAACCATGAATCTTTTATGATAATCATCATAATCATGGAATTGCCTTTCACCTTTATATACTACTTCTTTAAAATTACATTGTTCAACAAAATCATCTAATGTGTCTACACAATTTATATGTGATGGGTCTTTTGTAAAGTTTGTTGATTGAAATACACATAGACCTTTAGGTTTAAACTCATCAGTCATAGGATACATGTGTTCACAACTTGTATTAATCCATATATCAGCTTTAACTCTAGATAACTTTTTCATTTCCCAGTTTATATCTACATAATGTTTTATAACATTTTTCTTACCATGTAATTTAATGGCAATATCCAATGCTTCTTCATCAAAATCAACTAAGTGTATTTGATCATTAGGCCAGAAAAATTTAATGATTAATGGAACTGTAAGTGTACCATACCAAGAACCCATTATCCACCATTGAGTATTTGCATCGATATCAGCATATACCTTAAGCACATCCATCATCCATGTCTTTGCAATAAATTGATTACGAGAATATGACTTTGCAAAGTCTTCTACACGATGTGGATAGTGATGAAGTATATCCTGCATCTGACGACTCCATTCCCATACAGGAAATGGAAATCTTTCCATAATTTCTGTTTGTTCCATCATCGCCATAGTTTTTTTATCCAGGGTTCATCAATTTTATCTTGTTTAATAGTATTATAATCAAATAGAATTATACTTGAATTCTCTCTATATTCTTGTTTACATGTCCAATATGAGTAAGTATGTGTCTGATCCAGTGCATAAGTATTAATATCTTTTTTGTGTCTACTTTCAAGCCAGTTATCGATACCTTTATATAGAAACATAATCTTCTCTCTATTATTTATGAAATCTTCCCATATAAAATGTTTTTTTGTGTACTTATTCCAACACATAATAGATGAGTTTACAGAACAGAATTTATAGTTATCACCAATAGTCCATTTCTTTTGCTGATCTAGATCAATCCAGTTTGTGTGTAGTATATTCATAAAATATCTTGGTTGATATAAGAATGTTATGTCATGTTGAATTATTATATCGAGATCAAGAAAGATTCCAGATTCAATTGGAAACTTCTCATCAAACATTAACATTTTCCACCACCACTTATCTAACGGTAATTTTGGTAATGGTATTATATCAATATTAGGTGAGATACCTGATGGATTCTCCGTCATACAATGTAGTTTATATGGAGCAGATACATTTCTAGATAACATGCTATCTAGCTTGTTTACAAATTCTGATGTATATTTAGTACCTGATTTAAGGCACACAAAGTCTATTTTCGCTGGCAACATATTATAACCTTATACTCTATTTATACGGCTTCTTAACTCGTAAAAACGATATAAATAATACATGTATGCAGTAAAGACTATATTATCAGTCCCTACAGATGAAACAGTGACCGAAGCAGAATTTGGTTTATTCGTCTATTCCCATATGACAAGAGATGAACTCTCTGCTCTCTTAGAGTCACAAGGTCCATTCGTTGAAGATAACGAAATGTTATTCTTTATTAGATTATTAGATGAAAAGAATAAGAGTCCTGGTGAGTTTACGATGAACACATTTAGAGTCATGAAAGATGAGGACTCAGCTAATAGAATGTTAGCAATAATTGATCCTATACTTGCTGGTATACCATCTAGTGGTGGTGGTACAGTAGAACATATTGTATCAGAAATTACTTATGATGAGTTTGTAGAATTGCAAGCAAAAGTAGGTACTAAGTACTACTTCCCCGGTCTTGCGGATGAGTTGGAGAAATACGAGTAGGATCTTCAAATAAAGTTTTACCTTCTTTAATCCATTTCACACCATTATTAAAAGCTCCAGCCTTAATTTTAACAGCATTAAAATCATTCTTCTTTATTGGAAAGTCTGTATATCCATTTTCATCATATATAGAACATAAGAAATGCCATCTATCTTTTTTAGATTCATTTACTATCTTGTGCATTAGATTTACTCTCATAACATATACAGAACCATCAGCAGGTAAATATACTTCATCAACAATCTTATCATCCTCATAGATTCTATGTTTACATTTTTCATTTGTGATTAAAGGTACATGTAATCTACAAGCATATTCACCTTTCAAAGAGTCTGTATGAGTTGTGCTTTTGCCATCTGCTTTTAGTACTGTGTATCTTGCACGTCTTGGGTTCAGACCAAGATCTACAAGTTTATCTACAAGTTTTTCTGTTTCACCTACACAAAGTTTAGTTTTCTTGTCATAGTTATATTCAAAATTGATACCTTTATCAACTGCCTTTTGAAAGTCAATCTTACCATCAACCCAAACTTGTTTACCAGACATCATACCACCAGTAAATTCTCCAGTATCTGTTAATAGACCAAAACCACCAAACATAGGACCATAACCATGATTATCATAAGTTGCCTTATTCATAGCCTTAACGACTTCTAGTTGCTTGCAGATTTTATCTACATCAACTGTAAAATCTAATTTTTGTAGCCACTTATCCAATTGTATATGTTCCTAAATCTGATTTTAATTTTGCGTTTACAACTAAATGAGTTCTATTCAATTTAGATGAGAAGTTATAGAATGAATGAAACTTATGACCAGTATTGCAAAGATATAAACTACCGTCAGCTTTCAAATAATAAGGCTGATCTAAAAAATACATGATAGACCATTGATGTGATACTATTGGTAAATGTATCCTCAATGATTTAGGTTCATCTACATGCTCTAGACAAAAATGTCTTGGATATGTTTTTAATAATCTTGCTCTATATAAATGTAAATCTGGAAATTGCTCTTGACACAAATCAAAGAATGGTTGAAACATCTTACCGGCTTCGTTTAGTTTACTTCTATCGTATTGCCAACTATCAAAGTGTTCAGTACCTACTTTAAGATAGTCTTTATAATTAATATCTTTATAATTACCTAGATCTTTTGAACCCGAAGCTTGATTTACACCATCAGAATATGGATTATCTTCATCAAAATATTGTAAAGCAAGACCTTCATATGTGTCTTGATTATCTTTTTTGTAGAAAGTAAATTTAGATTCAACTTCTTTTAAAATTTCTTTATACATTTTAATGTCAAGGCTGGCCTTGATCTTGATAATATCAAAATTTCTAGTTGTTTCTAATAATTCTTTAGCGGTATTGAAATCGCCTTTTTCCATAAGTTCCCTATTGAGTTGTAGGTTTGCCAGGTAGTTGTTGTTTATTAAACATTCCAACTACTATCTCATCTATATTTATGTAATCTGGTAAGGTCATTATGAATTCAGCAATGATAGGCAAATCTTCTCTACCGATTGGAAAGAAAGAATGAAATGGTATCTTTCCTCTGTGGTAGTTTTCTTTTAAGTAGTAATCTAAATCTGCTTCTTCTACGTGACCTTGATTTATCTTTATTCTTCTTGCTAAGTCAGCATCAACCATCTCTGTCTTTACAATACCAGGAACTAAATTTACTACATGAACCGGTCTATTTTTCGACATATTAACATTGTTTGCAAACTCATAGAATGCTTTCTTACTAGAATAGTAATAAGATCTTTCTCTTGACATATCTTGCCAGCCGTACATTCTGATTCCATAACTAACTACATTAAAGATATGAGTATATGGCAACATCTTATCATAGAATCCTTCAAATATATGACCTGCTGCAATAGTATTAAGTTGATATGTATCTTCAAAGTTATCTCTAAAACCACCTGCATTATTAATAACTACATTAGGTTGGTGTTTCGCAATCAAGTCATACCTAAAATCTTTGTCAGTGATATCTCCTGGATCTGTAATCCATTCTTTCTCAGTTCTTGCAGTTGTTATAAGATCATACTTATCTTTATAATGATCAACAAATGATTTTCCTATTCCGGAAGATGCACCTGTTATTAACATTTTCTTAGCCATTATTTACCCTCTAGTTGTTTCATTAAATCATTGTACTCAATTTTTACTTCTTGTGAGTAGTCTTTATATTCTTCCATTAAAACTGGTCTTAGTTGTTTATCCATTTTACCTAAATTTTCAAATCCATCATATTTTTTCTTTTGAGAAATACCTGGAAAATACTTATTGTATATCTCTGTCTTTGTACTTGTATTAGATAACTTTCCAAATCTTTCATTATTTACTAACTTCACTGTAGTACTTTCAGATAAAAATGAATGCATAATTTCTGGTGTGTATTGAAAAAATCCAGGTATGCTTTGAATTTTTTGTCTTACAGCAAATCTATACCAACTATTAATCTTTTCTCTCTCATAGAAATACCATGGTGCTGGTTCAAAATCATCTTTATCATTTCTTCTTATATCACCATCAACTAAATCATAATATTGTTTTACATTACCGTGAGCTAAATAGCATTCACCCATACCCATAACAGGTATGCCATCAGAGAGTCTTTCCATTAATAACATGTGTGGTAAAATTCTAGGTGTAATTGATTTAGAAATATTTGCGTACTTCAAACCTTCTTCATGTAGCCACTGCATTATTGGTACTTCATGCAAACAATACTCTAAATTGTTATTTTCGCAGAATATAATAGCATGTGCTATATCATGTATATTAAGATTAGGATCATATGTCATGATATTAATATTGACTTTAATGTTTTGATCTATAAAAGATCTTACCATTATTTCTGATTCAGAACCACCACTATACATAAGTTCAATTGATGTACCCATCATATATGCATAATCATTTATTTTTTGAGCTACATCATAACATTCGGATTTAAAATCCATTGGTGTACGAGATACTTTACCAAATTCAACAGTGTATCTATCTTGAGGTTTCACTCTTTCAGTAAACCATCTCTTATTATAGCCCCACTTAAAGTGGTTGTTATGTGTGAACTGGTGTTCCATAATAGGTATTATACCCTTTTATAATAGGTTTATTTGTGTTTCTCTTACTCACGTCTATAGAAACAGTGTCTTCATTCATACTAAAGAATCCATTTGTTTTATGTTGCATCTCTAACATTTCATTTCTACAGAATTTTTCATAAAACTTATGACGTAATATGTTATGTTTAACATACTCGGTTTTATTTTCTGGTTGCAATGTAAAATCTTTCATACGATCTTCTTCTGGCATCCAGCTTTCGTTCTTTAAATTAAAGTATTCAGTTGTATTTGATTTTATTTTCTTTATATCATCAAATTCAATAAAGTCTACATTAAGTGATGATAGTTCGTATATCAGATAATATGATCTTATATAGAAAGACAGATACCATTCAATACTTCTACCTTCTATTTCTGGAGGAACAAGAGAAAGCTTTGACAATCCCATTCCTTCAGGTACATCATGCCACGTATGAGGATCATCAAACTTTTCATCTTTATAAAAATGATATTTGTTTTTAAATATACTCCATGCAAAACTAAATGCACCATCAATAAAATTCTTTCTCCAAGTCATTTTAATATTATTATCAAATAACTTCTCTAGAAAATATGGATATTTTGATAAATGAAATAAATGATTGAGATTAATCTTCATAAGAGATTTATCAAATCTAAAATTAAATTTCTCTATAACAAATTTGATATATTCTGTAAGATAACCGTTGTTTTCCATGTATATACCTGCAATTAAGTTTTCAAAATCTTTAGTATCATGTTGCTTTGCAGATTTTAATCTAGGAGGATTATCCCAGTGATAGTCTCTTACTTTCGAATGAGGCCAAATAAACTCATGCATAAAACCTATCTGTTCACCATTTAATACTCTTTCTCTATATCTTTGTTGCATATAGAACGTAGAACCACTGCGTGGCAATGATAAGATAACTTCACTCATATTGTTGTAAAACTTGCACCAAACATTTCAGGTCTAAATAGCGGCTTTCCTTTTTTCTTTTTAGTTTCATCAATGTAAAGTTTAGTACCATCTTCACTAAGGTTTAGTAAGCCTTTAGATTCTGCACAGACTTCTTTCATTCTCTTCACAGCTTTTACTTTTAGCTTATCTACGTGTTTAATATGTTCTTCTACAAATTGATTTTTGTTTTCAAATCTCTTAGGATTTCTCATCCAGTATGGATCTGGAATATACTTTTTAAATTCATAATCACCCTTTACAAGGTTATAAAACTCTTCTTCATTGTTTTCAATATGAGATATCTCTTTCATTTCTAAAATATTAAAGTCTACTTCATCAGTAAACAAATGATATATTTCACCATAAGATTGATCGATAGTCATCTTTGCAAGAAATGGATTTGCCCACACTTGTTTTACTTTCATACCACCGTGAACCCAAGTACTGGTATCTTCTAGCTCTTCATCATTATAAAAATGAAACTTATCGTGTAATGCACCCCATACAAATGAAGTGTATGCCTTAAGCCAATCTTCTCGATATAAGAAAATCCAATTATAAGAATCTAAGATATTCATACCGCATTTCTTATCAGCAATATAACCTGTCACTAAATCCATAGGAAATGCTTTCATATGAAGATTATCAAGATCATATTCTTTTAACTTATTTACTCTTTCAGCTATAATCTCTAAAGCCATATCAGCTTCTTCACCCTTATCATATGCATCTGTGCTACCAGGAAAGCCATAAGATTTTCTAAAAAAGTATCCAGCCCAAGCATCTTTATCGTTATAGTTCTTAATTCTCGGTAGCTCGTCCCAGTAGAATTCATATATACCGTTTCTGATTCTAAAGAATTCATCTAGAAATCCAATCGGTTGTGTTGGATTATTAATTACTGCTTGACGATATATTTGTCTACTTAAAAATGTAGTACCACATCTACCCATACCAGAAATTGCTACAGGCTTGTTTGTTTTATTGAGTGCTAATACGTCGTTAGTTGTCTTGATTTTCAAGCCAATCTCCTATGTAAGTATAATTTTTAATGACCATATTTGCTGGCCATTTTCTATTTCCTGTAAGAAGCTTAAATCCAGTCCATTTAGTTTCAGTATTCTTATCTACAAATTCTTCAATACCAATAACCCATTTACCATCACCTGCATTATTAAGTAATTTTCTTTTAGCTTTTTGAATTATTGATTTATTAGTAAGTGCATCCAATGAGGTTTCTACATCTGAGAATGCAAATCCCTGTTTAATACCGTTATCTAACATCCAAGAAAAATGTTTTCTCCAGATATCTTCTGTGATAGGCATGATTCGTATACCTAAATTTTCTTTTGATACATGAATTGTAGTTGTACATCTTGGCATGAGCTTCCATTTGTATACTCCACATATACATAATAGCTCATCTTTATCTACATATCCCCATAAGAAATATGGTTCATTAGGATCAAAGTACTTATCAATATACTCATCACTCCATATATCCTCAAAATCTATGGAGTCTTTATCAATACCGCTGTGTGTTTTTCTTAATGATAAAAGTCTCTTTACTTGATCTTTCCATTTATCATCTAAAATCTTAACTTTTTCCAAACTCATTATCTTTTTCCTGTAAAGGTTTATATTCTACTTTCAGATATTCTTTAAATCTTTCATGTTGTATATGAGGTTTGATCTTAGCAGACTTTATTGCTAGATCAGTTGGATGGGTACGATAACCCATTATAACTTTTTCGTAATCAAATTTTGGCTCTTCACCAGCAGGAATTACATTCTCTATAAACACATTATATCTTTTGAAAGTGCTACTATAATTATACCAAAATTGCTCTCTTCTATTCCAACCTTTTGTACTTGTGACCCAGTAGAATTGTGTATATCCATATTGCTCAGCATCTAGTACTGCCAAATCAAGCAGTTCAGAAGTCATTTTGGCAGCCTCTCGGTAGCTTTTTAGACTCGGACATGTTATCATATTGCCAACATACCAAGATGGCATCCTCGATGTCGAGAAGCGTTGTGTCAGTATAACCATAAGCTCATTATTAGAGAAATAACCAAAGGCTCTACCTTTATTAACTTCATTAGGTAAACCATTGACCCATTTGAAATTCATATGTTCTTCAAGGAACAAGTTATATTGCTCATCTACATTTTCATTAGTTCTAGCTTGTATTGGATTTTTAGACAGTTGAATGTATCTACGCATCATAAGATCGTAGATTTGATCCTTGTCAAGTGTTGTAAGTTCTCGCATAGTCATTGTATATAGATATTTATATGCCTTATGTAGTTGATAATAGATGTATTGGATGCAAGCACCTCACATGTGTAGACGTATGTCCTGTGGACTGCTTCTTTGAAGGTGATGATATGTTAGTAATCGATCCTGAAATATGTATTGATTGTGGAATTTGTGTACCTGAATGCCCAGAAGATGCTATAATAGATGCTACTGAATCTGAAGAATGGGCAAAATTCAATGCAGAGAAGTCACTGATATGGCCAAACATCACACCAAAGAAATAAATAATATATGCTAGAATTATTCAAAACATTTACACGCCCAAGATCTGAATGGTTTCCATATCAGCACATTCTATTACTCGCAGGGACAATATACGCATTAACTTTACCAGTTGCTACTGGATGGTACATCGCAGCAGGATTAATGTGGTTCACTATTATTGCCCTCGGAATAAATTTTACGTACCACAGATTACTTTCTCATAGATCTTTTAAGACCTATAAGATAGTAGAGTATGCTTTTTCCTTACTTGGCATACTCGCAAACACAGGCTCGCCACTAGCGTGGGTAATGATGCATAGACAACATCACCATTATACGGACAAGGGTTATGATCCACATAGTCCTCACGAACATGGATTTAAAATCCTATTTTCGTTCTATGATGATAAATTGTTTAGAGATAAACCAAGTGCCGCTTTAATGTATGGTCGTCATATGATTAGAGATAAAGTACAGGTTGTTTTTCACGATTATTATCATTTAATTATATTGTCCTACTATGCGCTACTAGCGACTTTTGGCGGCCTACACGCACTCTTATTTCTAGGTATTGTTCCTGGATTTTTATCAGTGTTCAGTACAAACATGAGTAATTACTGGAACCACATGAGTGGTTATAGAACTTATGATACTGGAGAAGATAGTAAGAATACACCATGGATGTTGCCAATAGCATTTGGTGAGAACTGGCATAATAACCATCATCATAGACCAGGTAATGCATATCCTGGTGAAAAATGGTGGGAGGTAGATCCAGTCAAACCATTTATCATGATGTTGAGGACAGATGAAAACAAAACTCAATAAAAACTTTAATGAATTTCTAGATGAGGCTTCAAAACCTAAATGGTTGAAAAATGATTTAGGTAAAATGAGAAAGCGTGGTCGTATCTCTGTTCTTGTAGATAAAATCAAGAATGGTGAAGAGATACTTACAACAAAAGGTTTAGTTGTACTAGATAAAAAAATTGAAGTTAATGGTGTAGAACATGATGTAAAATCCATGCAACAAACACTCGAAGATCCTAAATCTACAAATACAAAAGTTAAATTTTTTGTTAAGGGTAAAGCAATAAGTATTGATGATACCTTTAAGACACCGGAATTTGGTGGTAGAGGTGCTGGCTCTGGAGAGGCGGCAGAAGATGCATATCTCACAAGTTTTAGAAACCATTTACTACAAACAATTGAATCTGAAGGTGCACCATATATTACTATTATTATAAAAGGTAGACAAGAAAAAGTCACTGACATAATTAAGACACCTCCATATCGTGGTGATAGAAATCCAAAATCAGACTTTTCATTAATTGGTTTAGATGGTTCTACTCAAGTAGGTTTTATATCTCATAAAGCTGGTTCTGGACCAAAAGATTTTCAACAGTATGGTGGAATATCAAAAGACAAACAACTAGCTACTAATTCAAAAGTACAAGACTTTGCACAAGCAGTAAAAGATGCTAGACCAGATGGATTAGTATCAGGAGATAAATTAACAAGAAAAGTTAAGGATCCTAAAGTAAAACAACTTACTTTATATGGTCCAGAAGCTGGTAAGAAACCATCACCATATAATGTAGATGAGTTTCATCAAGGTCAGATGACTTTAAAAGGTGCAAGAGGCGTGTATAAAATTATATCTACACATAAAGTTGTAAGACCTAAAGTTCCTAAAGGTGGTTATGAACCTACGTATGTTGCAAGATATAATAAACGTACACAATCTGTAGGTGATATTAAAATTGATAATGCTAGATTAGGTGTTTTTGCTAAAGATCAGTATACAAATACTACTAAAGTTTAATAGATTGCATGTTCAAAATCTAAGAACTTCTTATACTCAGATTCTAATTTTCCAAATATTCTTAATTGTATTCTTTTTGTTCCCGTTTCGGTAGTACAATGTGGATGTGAATCATCAAAGTGCCATACTTTCCATTTAGATTCATCAATCAATTTTTCACCTGTGTCTGTTTCAACATATAGATTAGCACCACCTGATAATATATTTAGTGTTATAGAACCATTACCATCAGCATAATATTTTTGATTCATTTTCTTTCCAGAATCTGCATGTATTACACCAATTGATGGTGGTGTTTGTATAATACATCTTACAGTAGTCACATATTCAAATGGTAGCATTTCAATAATACTTTTTGTATATGGAATTTGCATATCATCTCTCCATACCCATGGATGTTGATGTTCTACCCATAACGGTATTGTTCTGTGATAATCCCAACTTTCATATTTAGATCTTTCATCTCGATATGTAAGATTTGTCATCCAAAAAGTATCCATACCTTTCTTAATAGATCTGTGTGTATCATTAGAATCTTCATAATGTATTACATCTTTTGTTTTACTAAACTTTTCATCTTCAAATGACATAACACCTTTCCATTTAGATTGACCATCTTCAAATGTAGTTGTAGCTAATACACTGTGTTTATCAATGTTATTTGCAATAAGTTCTTCGGCAATCTGATGTTGACTAAAATTTATTTGGTTTTTAAGAGGAGCGAATACTGGAATCATAATTTTTTTATTGCAACATATTGTGATGTACCTTTTACTAACATTGCGCCAGGCATAAATTTAAGGTTCATATAAGTTTTAGAATTTTTCATACCGAATGCTGTTGCTTTACCATCACTTATTCTTTTAAGAAACTTATATAACCATTCATTATAATCATTAAACGTAAACCAAGCCGCAGTACATTTTTGTTTTTTAGCATATTTGAATTGTAATGGAAATAAATGATTACCATGTACATATTTAGTTCTATATTCAGGTACTGTCCAACATCTACAACCACAAACCATTACTTTATTATTTAGTTTATAACAAGCTGAAACACCAATAAGTTCATCCTTTTTATATGCTAGAAATATTTGCTCATATTCTTTTGACTTGAATAACTTATAGAATAATGTCTCTGGTTTAGATTTCCAATTTGTCACAGACATATTTACTGAAGGTGGTAATCCTTCTTTCTCAGCTTCTTGACAAAACTCAATTAACTCTAATAATACATCAGGTGGTATCTTGTCTGGACTATATTTAGCCAGGTATAAGTTCTTTATCATCGTGCCATTTTCTCAATGTGCTCCATGGATGATATACTGCTATCTGACAAGCGAATCTTTCTTTATCACCATTCTCTACAGAATGTGTATGTCCTTTAGTATTCATCATTGAAGCATGATTGTGTTTATATTCTAATAATTTTTTACCATCTTTCCAAAACAGTGTTGGTGCAGCATCATCCGTTAATGGTATATGTATTGCACCTTGTCTGTTTGAGTCCTTGTGTTTACCTATCTTTAAATTAATAGGAAATTTAGAGAAAATTACTGGTGAGTACTCAGGAGAGTTTAATAACACTCTAATATTTCCATTCAATTGATTAATTATACTCTTAACAGGCTCTAATTTTTTGTAATCTATATGGCTTTTTCTATAATAACCTGCAAAGCTCGAGAATAATTTATCAAAAGGAAATGTCATGACCGATGTAGCAGCATTTATATCATGAGATGGTAGAGACCATTCACCATATTGAGGATCATTCATTATCTCCAATAAGCCTTCTTTATCAATTACCAAATCTGGAAGTGGTATTACAATATCTAATTCGTCCAAAATGTACCGTCCTTGACCATATCTACTACTTTATTATATGGTTCATATAAGCTAAATTGTAAACAATACCTATCTGGTTGATCTGTATTATCTACACCATGAACCTCTAAAATATTTAATATAGCTGGACAGCTGTGAACGTGAGCATACTTTGGTTGGGTGTCTTTTCTATCTTCGAAGAATAGTGTTGGTGCAGCATCAAAGTCAAGTGGAAAATGAATTGCACATTTACGATTTATATCTTTATGAGGTCTTAAATTAAAACCTGCTGGAATCTTTACAAAAGCACAATTGTGAGGTTCAATAGGTAAATTAATTCTATCTTTTAAACTCTTTATATAGGGATCATCTAAAAACTCAGGGCATTTCATTTCATAATAACCTTCAAGACCAGGAAATATAGGTTTTCCATTAATCATTCCCAACATTTTCATCATTGGGTCTTCAATTTCTTTTTGTTTTGATGGATATAAATCTTCTTTAGATTCTAATTTACGAGCGAATGGTGTCCACATTTCAAAGCTTGCGGGCATATTATTCATACATTCTTTCAGAGTATTTTGATCATAATCAAACTCTTGTATACTATAACAGAACTCTTCTACATTCCTCATACTATACTTATACCTGATTTTGAATAAATAATACATGACTGAAGAAAAGAAATTAGAAAATGAATTAGTTGAAACTAAAGATAGCGTTGCTAAATTAGTAAAACATCGATCAGATGACTATGAATACGCCAGGGAAGTCCTATACGCAGCTAGCGAGAGACTTCAAGACGTACTTGATAGTGCCGTTCAACTCGCGCAGGAGTCAGAGCACCCGCGAGCCATTGAAGTAGCATCTAATACAGCACAAACTTTAGGTAATATTGCAGGCCAACTTATGGATCACCACATTCGTACAGAAAAAATTAATAAAGGTGCATCACAAAATGAGAAGTCTGTGACTAATAATAATCTCAATGTAAAAGTAAATACAAAAGATTTATTAGAACTCCTAGGGAAAGAGTAAATGAGTCACATTGCTCAAAAGGAGTACGACTCCAAGATTCACAGTGGGTGGAAACGTTTCGGTGATTTCTATTTTCAGAACAAAAAAGCTCTACTAAATTATCTTGCTAGTAAAAGAGTATCTAAAAACTCACCAACAACAGAAACTCATCCTCAATTATTTGTAAATCAACAAGGTGTTAGTCACTATATTGGTAATCCTAATATTAAGTCTGGTTTCCAAGATTTAGAATACACAAAAGAAGAATTAAAAGAATATAAGAAGTGTATGGATAATCCTGTTTACTTTGCAGAGACATACATGAAAATTATGTCAGTTGACTTTGGTGAAATACCATTCACACTATATGACTTTCAACGAGACATGATTAAAAGCTTTAGAGATAACAGATTTAATATTGCTAAACTACCAAGACAGTGTGGTAAATCTACAACTAGTGTTGCATTCATACTCTGGTTCTTATTGTTTAATCCTGGTAAAACTGTAGGTATACTAGCAAACAAAGGTGAATTAGCTCAAGAAATTCTAGGTAGGCTACAATTAGCTTATGAGAACTTACCATATTGGTTGCAACAAGGTGTGCTAACCTGGAATAAAAGATCTATATCCCTTGAAAATGGTAGTAAAGTAGTTGCTACATCTTCATCAGCTTCTGCTGCTCGAGGAATGTCATTCTCTTTATTATTCCTAGATGAGTTTGCATTCGTACCACCAAATGATGCTGAAGATTTCTTTAGATCTGTTTACCCTACAATTTCTTCAGGTACAGATACAAAAATGATTGTAGTATCTACACCAAAAGGTATGAACCATTTCTATAAGATGTGGACAGAAGCAACATCAAAGAGATCAAAATTTGTGCCTACCGAGATAAACTGGTGGGATGTTCCTGGTAGGAATGAAGATTGGAAAGAGGAACAAATAGCAAATACTTCTGAAGATCAATTCAGACAAGAGTTTGAATGCCAATTTATTGGTTCAAGTAATACTCTTATATCGCCTACAAAATTACAGACCATGAGTTATATCGATCCTATTAAAACAATGGAAGGTATAGACTATCATGAGGAACCTAAACCTGGACATAAATATATGCTCGTGTGTGATACTGCACGAGGAATCAGATTAGATTATTCAGCATTTGTTATATTTGATATAACTGCTTTACCTTATAAAGTAGTAGCTAAATTTAGATCAAATGAAATATCACCAATGATTTTACCACAATTCTTATCAAATGTAGGTAAATACTATAATGAGTCTTTCATACTTGTAGAAGCAAATGATTTAGGTGGTCAGATATTAAATGGTCTACACCATGAATTAGAATATGAAAATCTATTAAAATCTGTATCAAAAGGACGATCAGGTAATCAATTAGGTTCTGGACCAAACTCTAAATTAGGTGTCACAACATCACATGCAGTAAAAACTAATGGTTGCTCTAATATAAAGAGTCTTATTGAGGGTGATAAAGTAGTTGTAGAAGACTATGACATATATGTAGAACTTACAACTTTTGTTAGAAAAGGTGAGAATACTCAGGTATTTGCAGCAGAACCAGGAACAAATGATGATCTTGTTATGTGTATGGTTCTATTTGGATGGGCTACCGGTTGTGATCATTGGAAAGAATTAACCGAATTAGATGCTTCGAAAATGATGTACAGAGATAAAATTGCTGAAGAAGGTGATGAAATGCCTGTTGGATGGTTATCAGAGAATGATACATATAACCCACAAGTAGATAATTCAGGTGATTTATGGTCACCAGTTAATACCGAGGAAGGTGAAAAACCTGATTGGTACGATAGAGTATATCAGAACTTTGACAGAGATTTTTAAGTTCAGCAAATAATAAATAAGATATAATATTCAAGGATAGAAGCATCCTTGATAAGATTGAATAATATAAATATAACATAAAAGAATTCTTAAGGAGTCACATACATGGCATTTCTAGTAAGCCCAGGAGTACAGGTCAAAGAAACAGACCTTACAAATATTATACCGGCAGTTGCAACGTCAATTGGTGGTTTTGCAGGTCGATTCGAATGGGGACCAGTTAATGAAGTCACCCTAGTTTCATCAGAACAAAATCTAATTAATAACTTTGGATACCCACGTAAAGGTACCAATGCAGGATACGTGAGAGACGATTGGTTCTCTGCTGCTAACTTCTTAGGTTATGCTAATGCAATAAAAATAGTAAGAGCCACAGCAACTGGTGCTCTTAACGCAAGCATGGGTGATTCAGACAATGGTGTCGATTCAGATGCTAATATTCAAAACGAAACAGATTTCTCATCAGACATATCAGGATTAACTTCAACAGTTTATGCTAGATTCCCTGGTGCTTTAGGTAATTCAATTGGAGTAGCTATTGTAGATAGTGCTCTTGATTCAGATACCTTCCAAACTAAAAAATTATTTGGTTCAGTTAAACTAAAAGATTACTTTGATGCAAAACCTGGAACATCTCCATGGGCTGCTACTTATGACTCTGATTTAAGAGACGAAGTTCACGTAATGGTTTATACTTTAAATGACTTACCAACTGGTACAACTCACGAAGTACTAGAAACATATCCTTTCCTATCAAAAGCTGCAAACAGTAAAGATGGAAACAATGCTAATAACTACTTTGTTAATAAGATTAACGAAGCTTCTGAATGGGTTTACTTTGTAAATAACTTTGGAACAACTGCTACTGGTGCTGGAGGTGCTTCATACGCTCCTGGTGCAACAATAACAAGTGTTGCTAGAGGATCATTTGCTACATTGAAAAGAACATTTGACTCAGATTTACCATCTGATACTTCTGGAACTCCAGTATATCAAGCACATCTAAAAAATGGTAATGATGGTTCAGCGGTAAGTGATGCATCATTAATGTCTGCTTATGACAAATTATTAGATGCTGAAACAGAAGATGTAAACTTATTAATTACTGGAGAGCATTCTTCAACTGTAGGTAAATATGTAATGGCTGGTGCTAAAGAAAGAAAAGATGCTATGGCATTCATGTCACCATCAGAAACAGTATCAACTACTAATCCTACAGCAAACAAAGTTAAAAATTACTTCTCAGATTGGAATTCAAACTCATACGGAGTATTTGATTCTGGTTGGAAACGTCAATATGATAGATATAATGACGAATTCTTTAATATGCCTTTAAATCCAGACACTGCTGGTGTGACTGCAAGAGCAGAATTCACCAACGATGCATGGTTCTCACCTGCTGGATTAAACAGAGGATTCTTAAGAGATGTAGTAAAATTACACTTCAATCCAAGTCAAGCCGAAAGAGATGAGCTTTACAAATCAAGAATAAACCCAGTAGTGACTTTCAAAGGTCAAGGTACTTTATTATTTGGTGATAAAACAGCATTATCTAAACCTTCAGCATTTGATAGAATCAATGTAAGAAGATTATTCATTGTCTTAGAAAAAGCAATTGCAACAGCTGCTAAATTCCAACTGTTTGAATTTAATGATGACTTTACAAGAGCAAACTTTGTTGCTGCAGTAGAGCCTTTCCTTGCAGATGTAAAATCACGAAGAGGTATGACAGACTTTAAAGTTGTCTGTGATGCATCAAACAATACACCAGCGGTCATTGATGGAAACAGATTTGTAGCTGATGTATATGTCAAACCAAACAGATCAATAAACTTCATTACTCTTAACTTTGTAGCAGTACGAAGCGGAGTATCTTTTGAAGAGGTAGCAGGAGCATAAGAATATGGCAAGAATAGATGATTTTAAAGCAGCTTTAATTGGAGGTGGTGCTAGAGCCAACCAATTTAGAGTACTTCCACAATTTCCAGATGGTGTCACTAATACTGATTCAACTGGATTAGGTTTAGTACAACTAGGTTCCTTCATGATTAAAACTGCACAATTACCTGGATCTGAATTAACAGAGATTATGGTTCCTTACCGTGGTAGAGAATTATATGTTCCAGGTGACAGAAAATTCCAACCTTGGACTATTACAGTTATCAATGATAACAATTTTGCAATTAGAAATGCAATGGAATCTTGGAGTAATAATATTAATACGCATGTCGGTAATACTTCTGCAGGCGGAATTGATGCTACTGATTTTAGTTCTTACGTACAAGATTGGACTGTGGAACAAATCGGAAAAGATGGTAAAGTAAGTAAATCAATAACATTGAGAGGTTGTTTCCCAACAACTATCGATGCAATTGATGTAAGCTTTGACACTGCCGATACGATATCAGAATTCACAGCAACTATCAGATATCAATTCTGGACTTCGAACACTACCGACAACGTCGGTTAAGAAATAATTGCGTTGGTATTGGTATAATACTAATACCCATTATAATAATGAAAACAAAGTGTTAGGAGCAGCATGGCTGAGAGAAAAGAAGATTTATTTGGCTTTGAATTAGTATCACCAGAAAAATCACCCAAATTACCAAGCCCAGTACCGCAACCGTTAGATGACGGAACAGAATTACCTGTTGGAGGCAGAATCGGCTATACTTACGAGCAAGACGATAAAGCTAGAACAGAACATGCACTTATTTCCACTTATAGAGAGATTAGCTTTTATCCAGAAGCAGATGCTGCTATTGATGATATAGTAAATGAAGCTTTTGTTGTTGAACATGAAAAAGCTCCAGTATCTATTAGATTAGATAATCTTAATATGGATGATAGAATAAAAGAATCCATAAGAACACATTTCTCAAAAGCATTAGAACTACTTAACTTTCAAAAGAAATCTTATGACATATTCAGAAACTGGTATGTTGATGGTAGATTATTCTATCAAATAATAATTGATCCAAAAAATGCTAAAGATGGTATACAAGAATTAAGACCAGTAGATGCTGTTAAGATGAAGAGAGTAATAAAGCCTGTTTATTCTAAAAATATAAAAACTGGTATGCCATTCCTTGAAGAAGTTGATGAGCATTTTGAATTCTCACCTGATGGTGATATGGGTGCAGCAGTTAAATTATCTAAAGACTCAATAGTATTCTGTCCATCTGGAATGGTAGATAGAAACAAAGGAATGATTATAGGTTATTTAGATAAGGCAATAAAAGCTTTCAATAACTTACGTTCTATGGAAGATAGTCTTATTGTATACAGAATTGCTAGAGCACCTGAAAGAAGAATATTCTATGTAGATGTTGGTAATTTACCGAAGATTAAAGCTGAACAATATCTTAGAGATATGCAAAATAGATTTAGAAATAAGATTGATTATGATCCGGTGACTGGTCATATTAGAGATTCAAGAAAATTCATGTCAATCTTAGAAGATTTCTGGCTACCAAGAAGAGATGGTAAAGCTACAGAAATTACTACACTTCCAGGTGGTCAAAACCTTGGTGATCTTGAAGATGTACAATACTTTAAAAACAAATTATATGAAGCATTAAACGTACCATTAACAAGAATAAATGGTGCTGATGCTTCTTTCCAAATTGGTAGAGCTTCAGATATTTCAAGAGATGAATTGAAATTTGGTAAGTTTGTTGCAAGATTAAAGAAACAATTTGGTGAACTATTCAATGAGATCTTAAGAGTTCAATTATCTTTGGCTGGTGTTTGTACCGCTAAAGAGTTTGATGACATGAGAACTCATATTACTTATGACTTTATTGAAGATACACACTTTAAAGAATTGAAAGATGTAGAACTACTAACAGACAGAATGAATCTATTAAGAGATGCTACTGAATATGTTGGTAAATATTTCTCAATTGAATACGTGCGAAAAGTTATTCTAGCCCAATCAGAAGATGATATTTCTAGAATTGACCGTGAGATTATGAGTGAGATCGATAATGATCAAATAAATACTGAAGATGACCAAATGGACATGTACGAATCACGGGATATAAAAAATGGCACTACCAAAGAGTAAACAAACACTTGCAGATTATATGCTACGTAAATGCGGAGCTCCCGTAGTTAATGTAGAAGTATCTGACGTACAGTTAGAAGATTGTATTGATGATGCTGTTAAGATGTATCAAGAATATCATTACGATGGAAGTGAAAGAGCTTATCGAGTAATTGAAGTTAATGCTAGAGTAATTAAAGAAAATTACAGAAGACATCAAGATATTACTGCACCACCATTTAGTCATGATTCTGAATATAAAGTAGGTGCAAGAGTATTCCATAATCCAAGTAAAGGAACAGATTCAGATTCAGGCTTTTTAATATACATTAAAACAGATAGTGATTTAGCAGTAGATTCTGATAGTAAAGCATTTAGAAAGAACTATACTAAAGAAGCATTATATTTAAGAGATTCAGTTGCCTTAATGGAAGGTGGTCAATTAGGTGTAAGAATTCCAGAAAATATTCTACAGATTACAAGAGTACATAAAGTTGATAGTTTTGCTCAATCAGGCATGTATAACTATGAGTATCAATATTTCCTTAATAACTTTGATGCTTTTTATGGTAATGCTGCTGGTTCTGGAATTACAGGTTATTTCATTCAAAAACAATATGTAGAACATATAGATCACATGTTAAACACTGCACCAGCAATAAGATATAGTAAAGCCAAAAATAGATTATGGTTAGATATTGACTGGAAAAGACCGAAAAAAGGTCAGTTTTTCTTAGTTGAATGTTATGAAGCTACTGATCCTGAAATATACGGTGATGTATATGGTGATATATGGATTAAGAAATACTCAACTGCAACATTAAAAATGCAATGGGGTACTAACCTGAAGAAATATGAGAATACAGAACTTCCAGGTGGAGTACAATTGAATGGTCAAGCACTGTATGATGAAGGTAAAGCTGAAAAAGATGAGCTTGAAGAAGAACTAAAGAACAATCTCCAGTTGGAGATGGATGCTATAATTAGAGGTTAAAGGAGTATAAATAAATTATGGATATGAACGATAAAGATAAATTCGTTTCTGATGCGAAAGCTGCTTTAGATAAAAAAGCATTTGAAAAATTAGGTGATATGAAAGCAAGTATCGCTAAAGATTTTATTATGCCTGAAGTATTAGAACAAGAAGTAGAAACAAAAGAAGATGAGCCAAAATAATTTACCAGATTGGATGGAACAAAAACGTGAGGAATATAGACGTTCCTACAAAGAGCTAGTTCGCAACAACTCGTTTGTTCAATCTGATTCAATCATTGACGAAGAAACACTTACTCAAATTAAAGATGAAGTAGTAGTAGAAGACTACATGGAAACTGTAGAATTCGATGATGAGATTAATTTAGATGAAGCTGAATCTCTTTCAAAAGGTACAGATTTAAACGATACAGCATGTGATTGTGAAGATGATGATCATGACTGTGAATGTCCTGAAATGTATTATGACTTTATTCCAGATGAGTTTGGTCAGTTGATGGATATTGAAATGGAAATTGATGATCAGATTGATCATGTAGATGATGGTGTTAAGAACTACTTAGCACTTAAAGATGCAATGTTCTCAGATACTTTCGATGTTATGGATGCTGATTTACCAGAAGCGGTAGAGAATGACGATCCAATGGAACATGGAATTACTACATTTGATGAAGCACAGCCTGGTAGAGCAAGAGTTATATTCAGAAGATCAAAAGGTAGAATAGTTAAAAGAAAAAGATGTAAGGCTGGAACAAGATTACAAGGTAATAGATGTGTACCACAGACTGGTACAAGAAAATCAGCATTACGAAGAACAGGTATTAAATTAAAAAGAGCGATGAGAGCTCGAGGAGCAGGTAAAAAGAAACTAGCTTCTCTAAAAAGAAAGATTACTAAAAAGCGAGTGGCTGGCAGAGCTAGAACATACGCAGGAACATAAGGAATAAATAAGACATGGCAAATAAAGTTGTATCAAAATCAGTTGGAATTCAAGGTTCATCACAAGGAAATAGAGTAGTATATCATATAGATACTGCAGCAACTCTTGATTCAGATGCTTTTACATTCACATATCAAGTCAAAAATATTTACGCACCAAACCAATCACCTGCATCTGATTCAGATGAAAAAAATATCAATCATTATATGAGACCTATTAAAATAGAGTCAATTACTAATATGGGTGCTAATGCTATTACAATTGACGGTAAAGCTTATGCTACTGGTAAATGGGATTTAAACATGACTGGTGGTACTTCAATAGAACAAGCTAAAGGAAATGTAGTTATTTCTGGAACAGCTCCTAACGCCATCGTAGTATTCAGAGGTCAATAATGAAGTTAATTAAAGAAGATATAAGCTTTAATGATGTCACTGTAATTACCGAAGGTAAAGAGCAGAAGAAAAAATATATTCAAGGCCCATTTCTACAAGCACAAAAAGAAAATAGAAACGGAAGAATTTATCCTCAATACGTGATGGATAAAGCTGTAGAAGAATACAGCAAAAACTATATCGCTCAGAATAGAGCTCTCGGAGAGTTGAACCATCCTGCAGAGCCAGTAGTTAATCCTGAAAGAGCAGCTATCATGACTAAATCATTAGTTAAAGATGGTTATTACTACCAAGGTAAAGCACAAGTTTTAAGCACACCTATGGGTAAAATTGTTGAAAATTTACTCGATGATGGTGTTAAAATTGGTGTTTCATCTAGAGGTTTAGGCTCTCTCAAAATGACTCGAGAGGGATATAATGAGGTTCAAGAAGATTTCGTACTAACCACTGCTGCTGATGTAGTATTTGATCCATCTGCTCAAGAAGCCTTCGTTGAAGGTGTATATGAGTCAGCTGATTGGATATTTGAGTCAGGAGTTTGGCAAAGAGTAGACTTGGAAAAAGCTCGAAAAGAGCTGATGGAAACGACTGCTCGCGAATTAAATAATACTAAATTAAAACTATTTAAAAGGTTCTTGGAGAATCAATAAAAAATAAATAAATTATAATTGGAGCTAAAGCAACATGTCAGATACAGAAAACAAAAAAGGTCTTATAGAGGTCATTGAAAACTTGATGGAGAAAAACCTTCAAGAGAAAGATATGGCTGTAAAAGATACTATCAAAAACCCTCAAGACGATTCTAAAAAAGAAGAAGTTAAAGAAGAGGGACAAGACACTAAAATAGAAAAAGGTGTTAATGATAAAGAATTACCTGATGCAGAGAAAGAAACACTTGCTAATAAACAAGCTGCTGCTCCAACAGCTGAGCCTGATAAAGAAGTTTCTGGTGCTGAAGACATGAAAGATTCTGGTGGTGAAAAAGGAACTGGCGGAGGTAGTGAAACTGCTGAAGTAGAAGCTGATAAACCTTCACACGATCAAGAATCAGATCCTATTGAAACTCCAATGAAAGACGAATCTGATCCTAAGAAAAAAGTTTCTGAAACTAAAGATGAGCCTAAAGAAATGGCAAAGATAATGGCTGATAAAGAACAAGAAGAAACTAAAGATGAAGATGAAGTCAAGGAGACTAAAGAAAAAGACGAAGAATTAAAAGGTGACCAAAAGAAACTTGATAAAGATGGTGATGGTGATATTGGTGCCGATGATTTAGCTAAAGTAAGAGCAGCAAAAGAAGATGTTTCTGAAACTAAAGAAGAAGAAGAAACTAAAGAAGAAGA